CCGATGCGGTGGCAGCGCCCCCGTCCTTCGCTTCCTTCACGCCTTCACGTTCGCCCGTTGCGAACGCCCCCTCGATCCATTTCGCACGGTCGAAGACATACTTGACCGCGGCGGCAATCAGCTCGGGAAGATGCATCTCGACCTTGATCGAGATCTCCGCGGCAGCGATCTTGCTGTCGCCGCCCTCCTGTCGGCGAATCTCACCGCCGCATTCGACCGTGGCGTAGCGGCTCGACGCTGGCGGATAGTAGTTGAAGACTTCCAGCGGATGGCCCTCGATGGCGTGAAACCCGCCGCCGCCGCGCGCCAGGTCGTCATTGTCCGGGCAGCAGATGACCTCGCCCTCGTGCTTGTAGGTCGCGCCGAACACATACTGGAAGCCCCGGCAGGTCATGTCCTGATCGAAGCCTTTCAGGGCAACGATGGGTGCGGCGGCGGGTGTGGCGATCGTCTTGTGCCGTGGCATTCAGTCATCCTTCCATGGGCAGGGTTCGCCGGGAGCGGCGCGGAAGAACGCGACGATCAGCCGGTGGAGAGCGGGGGCGTGTTCGGGCAGGCGGGCCAGGCCGGTTCCAAGCCCATCGGCCGGAACGAAGACCTTTCGGCCCTCGGCAAGGGCGAGGGAAACCCGGTGGAGGTCACTCGCAACGGTGGAGAGCGCCAGCGGATCATCGGGCACGTAGTAGAAGCCCGGTGCGTAAAGCGTGGCAACGCCGATGGCGTTCGGCTCGCCCCGCATTGCGCCCGCCTGGCCGCCAAGGCCGACGCGCTCGCGATTGTCGCCAAAGACGAACCGCGCCTCCGGCTGCGCCTTGAGCATGTCGCGCGTGATCCAAGTGAGGTAGGCGACGCTCACAGCAGGGGCCTCCGGTCATCGGCGGCGGCACGCTGGCACGCGGGGCAGATGTGGAGATAGGGTTGCTTCTCCTGCCGCGCGCCGGCAATGCGCGGGGCGCCGCCGAACAGGTCTGCGGTGTCCCCGCCGCTGCCGGCATCGGGCAGGGCCCGGACGATGCGCCAGCCTGCCGTGCGGGCATCGGCAATCATCACGTCGAAGTCTTCCGCCGCATAGGTGTTCGGATAGGAGGCGGGGCAGTGGTCGCAGCAGACCTGAAGGCGGGATTCGTGGCGGGCGACGGTCATTGCTTGAGCGCCCCTTCAGCTCGGATGATCGCCGACTTCGCATTCTGAAGGCGGTCGATCTGACCCTGACCCAGGCCGCAGGTATAGCGGACGGCTTCGAGCATCCGCGTGACGTCATTCGCGGCGGCGACGAGCTCTTCCAGCCGCTGGCGCTGTTCCGCCGGTCCGCCCGGCTTGCGCTTGGCTTCGCGCCATTCGGTCCGGCACGCCTCGCAGGCGCGAAAGTCGGATACGGCCATGGGCGCGCCGCAGGCGTTGCAATTCACATGGCTCATTGAAGCGGCTCCAGCGGCGGCAGGTCGAGAATGTTTCGCGCGTTGTCGACGGCATAGGGGATGAGAGCCAGAAGCGCGGCGCGCACGTCCGCGTGACCTTCCGGCTTGATTTGGGCCAAGGCGACACCCGCGACGCCGGAGAGGATGCCGATCAACAGCGCCTCGTACTGCTCTTTCGGGTCTGCCTGCATCCTCGCGTAGCGCGGATCGGCCATCAGCTCGGCGCCGAGATACGCCATGCGGGCGCGCGCATGATCGGCCAGCGCGTCGTAGGGCCTCTGTGGATCGAAGGGGCGGCGCTCAGTCATTTTGGGCTACCTCGCGCTCGGCACGGACAAGGACAACGGCGCGCTGGATGAGATCAGCCATGGCCCTTGACCTCCGACATCTCGAGGTCCAGAGCCGCATAGAGATCGCGCACTGCTTGTGCGCGATCCTTCTCCGCCCGGCGCTTCTGATTGTCGTTCGTTCGTGGATCGAAGAGGTCGGCGAGGGCGCGCAAGTACTTCGCGGCGGCGCGGCCATCCAGTTCGGCCAGCTCCACGGTCCAGACACCGATGCCGATGATGACGAAGGAGGCTCCGGTGCTGCCGATGGCGCGCGCGCCGCGTTCGGTCGCGTCCAACAGGTGTGTGTGGACAGTGTCCAGAATGCTGTTCTGGTGTTCTGGAGCCGGTGAAATGACGGGCTTTCGAGGGTCGGTCATCACATTCCCCAATCATCTTCACGGGTGAGAAAGTCGTCTCCGGCCTGCTCGTCTGCGGCGAGTGCCGCAATCCAGGCGGCGACGAGGATGACGCCGAGGCCGGCGCCGGCGAAGGCGGCGAGGGCGGTCCACATGGCGCGCGCCTCAGGCGGCGGCGCCGAGCGCGACCATGAAGCCGATGGCGAAGGCCATGGACATCATTAGCGCGCCCGAGACCGTGCGCCGCGCCAGGAAGGCGAGGGCGGCGTTCATGCATCCGGTCCGCTTTGACGGCCGGACTGGCGGGCATTGGCCAGATCGCGCGCCTCGACGCCGTAGCGGTCGATCTCGGCGGCGGAGAAGCCCATCAGGGCGATGGCGTCGCGGTCGACCGTGCGCCCGCCGCCGGCAATGTGCAGCATGGCGTCGGCCATACGGCGGACGGGGTCGGTCTCGAGGTTGGCGGATAAGGGGGCGGCGTCGGCCCGGCGCAGTTCGATCATGATGTTCTCCGTGGTTGGCCCCAGGGCGGGCCGCGCCGAACGGAGGAGACATGCCGGCGCGGCCCTTCAGGTGGGGAACGCGGAGATAAATATCACGCTGTGTGAATTATGCAATTCAAAAATTCACACTGTGTGAATATCGATCACTTAGCCAATTGCAAATGATAGGAACTTGATCCTAGTATGTTCTGCAAATGTTCTCATTTGGGGCGACGCATGGAAAACCTGAAGATGCAGACGGATCCTCACATTAAGCGCGTGGCCTGCCAAATCTACACGCAGTTGCCCGATGACAAGCGTGAGGCGCTACAGGTCCTGGGTTATGTCCGGCAGATACTCTTCTGCTTAGGGGAGGAGTGGGAGACCGTTGCTCGGTCTGCGCCTATATTGCCCTTTTCTCAGGATCAGAGAGGTTCGGCAGGAGCTCTAAGAGCCGTGCAGGGAGGCCTGAGCGATCACCCAGGTAAATCCAATCAAGAGTAACTCCGGTTCTGGCTTGGATGTTGATGGCAACGTCCAGGTCGGGTCTGCGGAGGCCCTTCAGGTAGTTGTTGAGAGCTGGTTGCGACACTCCAATCCGCTGCGCGAACTGGGATTGGTTGTCGCGCAAGGATGTCATGAGGGCTTTGAGCCTCATTGCAATATCGTCGTTTGAACGTCCACCGTCAGCCATGATTCTTGATGCCATATTCACGGCGTGAAAAAAAATAACGCGTGCGCGCTTGAATATTATTCACGTAGCGTGATAATTGGAGCATGGACAATGCAGTCGACATGCTCATCGAGAAGCTTGGCGGATTAACGAAGGCGGCGCGCACCTTAGGTGTTCGCAACCCGAGCGTCGTTGCGAACTGGCGTTCGCGTGGTCGGATTCCGGTCGAGCGGGTTCTTGATGTGGAACGGCTGGCAGGCATCTCTCGCCACGTACAGAGACCAGACATCTTCGGATCTTCTCCACAGGGGCGGGAGGCCGCCGAATGACGCGCTTGGTACACACGACGCTCGGCGTCGCGGCTCTGATGAAACCATCCTCCCTCCGCGTTCCCCCGCCCGGGAACGCGGCACCTGCCGCGCCATCGGGAGACCGGTCCTGTGATCCGGATGGCGCGGCTTCTTTCGTTTCCATTCGGCTCTCGCCGGCCATGGCGATCCTGCTCCGCGCGCTCGCCGCGCATGACGGCCTGCAGACCATCGAGCGGCTGATCGCCGACATGGCCGAAGAGCGCGCCGCGGCCTGCGGGGTGCGGCGGCTGTTTCGCAGCGTCATCGCGGCCGAGCGCGAGGCTTCGCCTCGCTGGCCTGCGGACGGCGCGCCCGAGCAGTCGGGCAGCGTCCGGTTGGACGCCCGGTCGCCGCCGTAGCGGCCTGAATTCGCGGGTGTGTCGTTCGTTTTCCATGCCCGCAGACTGACAGCATCTGACCATTCCCGAAACGGGAAACGACGCCGGGTTTTCCCGGCGCGGGAAGACTTTTTTGCGCCTGAGGAGGCCGCCATGTTCGCCAATGCCAATGCCCGCCTTTTCCGCATCAAGGCCGCGCAGCGCGACCTGATCGCCGCCGCCGGCGGCATCGAGCGCGGGGCGCAGATCGTCGACTATTCCAAATCCGTCGTCGGCCGCTGGTACAATGGCGACAGCCCCGATCTGATGGCGCTCGACGCGCTGTGGACGCTGGAAGCCGAGACCGGCATGCCGGTGATGACGACGGCGCTGGCCGAGCTCTCGGGGCGGCGGCTTTCCGACCCGCAGGACGCGGCCGACGCGGCGGCCGACATCATGCGCGGCTATGCGGAACTGTGCAGCAAGGCCAGCGAGATGATGGCGACGATGGCCGCCGCGCTCGCCGACGGGAAGATCACGCCGGCGGAGGCGACCGCCTATGACCGGCGGCTCGGCGAGCTCTCGGACATGATCGCCCATTGCCGGAAGCAGGCGGCGGGCGTGCGCGGGGCGGGCGGGTTCTCCGTGGTGGAAGGGGGTGGGCGATGAGCGTGGGGCGGTCAGTCAGGCCGCTCGATTTCTTTCCATGCCTCCGGAAAGGCGAGGCGCGCTTCGGCCTCGGTCATCTCACGACAGCGGTCTGCCTCCACGAGAAGAGCGGGCTCGCGGAGATTCGGCGGCTTGGATGGATCTCCTGCGGCAACGCCGATCGGTTCCCTGAGCATTTTTCTTTTGCCGGTGGGGTCACAGTATTTGACTTCTGCAAGAGCCAGCTGGGTTTCGTCAAACTCAGAATTTGCGCGCCATGGCGGTTGATCGGCCCATGCAAAGTTCTCCGAAAGGAGAACGCCTTCTTCGATCGTAGTCCAGATGATCAGATCGCTGATCTCCGACCGGATGATCGAGAAGGTGGGATCAAGCGCCGGCGCGTCGGCCGTGGAAGGCCTGTATTTGAGGACAGCATCAGCCAGGAGAACTCCGTAGAAGGCGGCATTCTCGAGGTCTCCTTCCAATCTGGCCTCCCGCAGATCGCCGCCGATGAAGTTGGTATCCCGACCGGAGAAGGCCGTAAGCGACACCCCCTTCATATCAGCCCTGCTGACTTCGGTGCCGCTGAGGTCCCAACGTTTCGTCAGGTCTTCCATACCTTCCGGCACAGAGAGGTCGGACAGAACAGGCCGCGCCCGGCATTTGCGCTCGGCTGCATCCCAGCCGCCCTGCATGCGCTGGCACGACACATCGAGGCCGGTCAGGTTCTGACCCTGCAGGAGCAGGAAGCTGATTGCGGCCCCCTTGCCGGTATTTCCGGCCACGGGGCGCATCGCGGTCTCCCAGGCGCGCGCCAGCCGGTCCTCGGCCCTGTCCTGATAGTCGAGGATGATCTGCATGCCGGTGCCGATCAGCACGATGCCGCCGACCACTGCGAACAGCAAACCGGTGAGCCGGCTGAACGGATTGGTCTTCACCCAATGGTCCAGCGCTTCGGCCATGCGATAGGCAAGGCCGTGCGTGCGTTTCGGCTTGGGAATGGGCGCGGTTTCGGGCGGCGGCGCGGCAGGAGCCGCTTCGCTCTGCTTCTGATCCGGCGTCTCCGCCGCCTTTCTGGTCATGGTGCCTTCCTCCGCCCGAGCGGAGTATCGCAGCGGCGGCGGGACTTGGAAAGCGGGGCTCATATGATGCGCGCGGCACTCATCGCCATGCCGGTGCTCGTTCTGTTTGCCCTCATGCTCGCCTGGCTCATCGCGATCACGCCGGGGGCAGTCTAATGCGCCGGCAGACGCCCAGCCCGAACCTGCGGTTTTCCGGCTTCTATCTCGCCGAGCTCGATCCCGACCAGTTCGCCCGCCTCGATGTCGAGCACGCCAACGCATTGCGCGAGATGAAGCTCGTCCGAAAGCCAATGGGGAGGCGGCGTGATGGCGGAATACGATCCGTGGAGCGCGCGCGAAGCGGCTCATTCGACCGGCGCCAAGGCCAGGAAGGCGGCCGCGCGCAAGGCGACGAAGCCCGACGCGGCGAATGACGACGACGCGATGTTTTCCGCCGAGGAGACCGGCGAGGCGCAGGTCAACGGGATCGCGGCCGGGCAGTTGCGTGCCTTCGTCGAACGGGTCGAACGGCTGGAGGAGGACAAGAAGGCCATCGGCGAGGACATCAGGGGCGTCTATGCCGAGATGAAGGGCAACGGCTTCGACACCAAGGCCGTTCGCGCGATCGTCCGGCTGCGCAGGAAGGACCAGGCAACGCGGCAGGAGGAGGAGGCGATCCTCGACCTCTACAAGGCCGCGCTGGGGATGGAATGATGGAGGTGCGGCGCTTTCTCGATGATCGGGTGACGCTGTATCTCGGCGACTGCCTGGAGGTGCTGGATGCGCTGCCGGAAAACAGCATCGACTCTGTCGTTTGCGACCCGCCCTACCATCTCACCAGCATCGTGAAGCGGTTCGGCGCCGGTGAAGCGGCGGCAGCCAAGGCGGGCGCTACAGGTGCATTCAAGCGTGCGTCGGCTGGTTTCATGGGAAAGCAATGGGACGGTGGGGACGTCGCCTTCCGCTCGGAGACGTGGGCGAAAGTCCTGCGTGTCCTGAAGCCTGGCGGCTATCTGCTGGCGTTCGCGTCAACGCGCGGCTTCGGCCGAATGTCCGTTGCAATCGAAGATGCGGGCTTTATCACGCATCCATTCGTTGCATGGGTCTTCGGCTCCGGCTTCCCGAAAGCGACCCGAATCAAGGCAGATGGGTATGACGGGTTCCGCTATGGCGGGCAGGCTCTAAAGCCGGCGATCGAGCCGGTCTACATGGGGCAGAAGCCATTCGAGAAGGGGCTGTCCGGGACGCAGAACATTCTGAAGTGGGGCACCGGAGCGCTCAATATCGACGGTTGTCGGGTCTTTGGTGCGGACCAGGTCGCGGCAAGTCATGACGAGGCAACGCAGGACAAGCGATATACAAACGAGGGTGGGACCAACTTCGCCGCGAAGCCCGGACGCCGCTACTCAGTCAAGCGCCTGAAGCCGGGCGCCTCGCTCAAAAAGACCGGCGGGAACTGGCGACCCGACGGCGGCGAGGACATCTACGAGGGTGAACTTAAGCCGGGCCGCTGGCCTGCCAACCTCATCCACGACGGCAGCGAAGAGGTACTGAAGGCATTTCCGGCTGCGCCGGGCGCACTACGCGAGGTGAACTCAAGCTTTGCCCCGAAGTCGGGGACAGCCGTTTATGGCGACTACGGCCCGCGCCAATCAGCGGCGCCGCGCGACAGCGGTGGGTCGGCTGCCCGCTTTTTCTATCAGGCAAAGGCTGATGCGAATGATCGGATCGGTTCTCGTCACCCAACCGTAAAGCCGCTCGACCTGATGCAGTATCTCTGTCGGATGGTGACGCCGCCGGGCGGGACGATTCTCGACCCGTTTGCCGGAACCGGCACGACAGGCGAGGCCGCGTGGCGGGAGGGCAACAAGGCAATCCTGATCGAGCGCGAACCGGAGTATCAGGCCGATATCGCTCGGCGAATGGATGTCGCTGCCAATCCGATGAAGCGCGCCGCGGTCGCCAAAGGCGAGCCGAAGGGCGCGGAAGGAACACCGCTTTTCGGTGGCGGGGAGGCGGCGGAATGATACCTCAGACCGCCTTCTTCAGCCCCACCGCCTTGCGCAGCGCATCATTCATGCGGCTCTGCCAGCCTGGGCCGTCCGCCTTGAAGCGCTCCAGCACTTCTGGATCGACGCGAAGCGCGATCTGCTTCTTCGGATTGGCGGCAGGCGGGCGGCCGACCTTGCGGCCGAACAGATCGTCGGCGGGTTGCGCATCCGGATCCGCCTCGGCGGCGGCGGTGATCGCGGCGTCCTCGGCGTCGCTCGTCTCGGCCAGGCTGCGCCGTGCACGGCGGCGGGCCTCCTCGCGTTCGGCTGGCGTGAGGCGCGGCCGCCTGATGTCAGATGTTCTCTTCATAGAAGCTCTGCTCCCTTCGGTTGGCCTTGCGAAGCGAGATAACGCGGATCGCGCCGGCGCGCTCGGTAAAGCTCATATGGTGGATGCGGGAACCGATGAAGCCGAGAGCGACGAAGCGCGTCTCGCCATAATCGCGCCGGTCATCCTCGACGACGAGGGCGGTGGCGAATTCGAAATGGGCGGCCAGATCGAACGAAACGCCATGCTTGGCGCGGTTCGTTTCTGCCTTCTGCTCGTCCCATTCGAATTTCACGGCGGCCATCCCTCATTCTATTTTTTGTATATACAGAAATTGGCTGATTGGCAAGCATTTTTGTATATACAGAAATGCGAGATCGGGAGGCGGAATTGAGCCGGCCCGACTATTCGCCCGCCATGCTGGCCGTGTTCCTGCGGGCGCGCGCCGCGTTCCGCGTGGTGGACAGCGGCGAACCGTGGCGGCGCACGGAGATCGTGCGCGCCTTCCGCGCCGAAACGCGGCGGCTCGCCAGCGTGACGAATGTCGAGTTCCACATGGCCTGGATGGGGCTGCTGCAATCGCCGGGGCCGCGCGCGGCGCTTTGGGCCGTGCTCGGCCATTTCCCGGCGGATCGGGGAATTCTTCTGACACATGGAGGGCAGGAGCATGGCTGAGATCGACCGTGATGCCTTTGCCTGCGCCGTGCAAGCGGCTCTGGGGCGGCGCGGGCTTTCCTACCGTGCAGCCGTTGCCGCATGGCCGATGCTGAACATCCCGATGCTGTCGCGCGCCTGCAGCTGCCAGATCGTATCGGCGGCCAACATGCTGGCCGTGTGCAAGGCGCTGGAGCTCGATCCCTTCGCCTTCCTGACCGAGGGAAGGCGCGCGATCGGCAGCGGGAAAAGCGTTCAAAAACAGACTGTTTCACTGTCTGCTCCACGTGAAGCAGGAGTTCGGCCATGACCGACACCATGCTGCCGATCCTGCGCCAGATGCACGAGGCCGACGGCGACCGGGCGCTGGCGCGGCTGCTGCTCGCCGTGCCGGACGCCATCCTGCACAAATATCAGGGCGTGGTGCTGGCGATCTGCCAGAAGCGGCGCTTCGAGGCGGGCATAGCCTTCGTCGAGTTCCGCCTGACGGCGATGCGCGCGGTGCGCGGGGCGGACGGGAGGCTGGCGCCGGGGCTCGCCGGCGGGCTCTGCCGGTTTCAGAACGCCATGGCCGAATTTGCGGCGGGAGGCGGGGCATGAGCGAGAGCCTGCGCGTCGGCTTTACGGCGGAAACCACACGGGCGCTCTGCGCCGAGGCCGAGCGACGGCACCTCCTGCCACAGGTGCTCGTCAAGGCTGCGATCAACGCCATCCTCGCCGGCGGGCTGCTCGACGCGGTGATCGACGGCGACGATGCGCGGCAATTGTCGGGTGGGCACGGGCGCGACCTTGCGACCGGCCTGACCATGCTGCAATCCGGTTTGATCTATCTGATCGGCACGCATGCGGGCCGCGATGGCGCCTGCCGCTATTCGATCTCCGGATTCCAGATGCTGCTCGATACGGGAAGCTGGAGCGGCGTGCGCAACGGCCTCTCATGGCTGGTGATGCATGGCTATATCGCCCGCGTCGGCACAGGAAGTCGCCTGACCGTGCAGGCCTACCGGCTGACGCATCGCGGCGGCGCCGTGTTCGCCCAGCTCGCCGGCCATGGCGGGGACGGGGGCGAGGGATGAACGCACAGGCCGCTCCCACGGATGGCGAAAGGCTGCGTGCGATCCGCGCCGGGCTCTCCTCACTCGATTCCCGGAACTGGCAGCTCGCCCATGACGACACAGGACCGCTGATCGAGGCGGTGGACGAGCATGGCGCCTTCGTGGTGCTCGCGCGGCTTTCCGAAGCGACCTTCGACGAGGGGCGGTTCATCGCCACCGCGCCGGAGACGATCCGGTTTCTCCTCAGCCTGGTGGACCGCGCGATTGCTTCCCTTGCCGCGCGCGCCGAGGGCGCTCCGGCGGGGCGGGGCAAAGGCCCCGACGCCCGGTCGGGCGCTGGGACGGCTGCCGCGCAGCCGGAGCCGAAGGACTTTGCCGCCGAGGCGGCGATGAAATGCACGGAGCCGGCCTTCAAGACCTTTCTCGCCGAGCGGCACGGGCTGGAGAAACCGGCGACCGACGCGCGGACGGCGCAGCGCCTGCGCTCCGTGCTCGGCGTCACCTCGCGGCGCGATCTGAACGACAACGGGAAGGCGGCGGCGCGCTGGAAGGCGCTGCGCGCGGAATTTCAGGCATGGAGGACGGCGGGATGAGCGGGATGCGTGTTCTGATCGGGTGCGAGTATTCCGGCATCGTCAGACGCGCCTTTGCTGCGCGCGGGCATGACGCGTGGTCCTGCGATCTCCTGCCTGCCGACGATCGCAGCAATAGACATATCGTCGGCGATCTGCGCGGCCTTCTGGCGCAGGAATGGGATCTGCTGATTGTTGCGCACCCGCCCTGTACCAGACTTTGCCGATCGGGTCGTCGATGGCTCTCCGGGGCCGGCAAGATGACGCCGCCGAAGAAGCTGCCGCGGGGCCGCAGCTGGGACGATCTGAAAGCGGAGTTTGACGAGGGCGTGAGCCTTTTCACGGAGTGCTGGCGTGCTCCCATCCCGCGCGTTGCCATTGAAAACCCCGAAATGCACGACCTGGCGCGCGAGCGCATGCCGGCAGACCTTCCGCGCCCGCATATGGTTCAGCCGTTCTGGTTCGGTCATCCCGAGTACAAGGCCACGGGCTGGTATCTGCGCGGCCTACCTACGCTGGTGGAAACCGACCGCCTGCCCGAGCCGGTCAAGGGGTCGGATGAATGGAAGCGCTGGAACCGGGTTTGGCGCATGTCGCCCGGAGCGGACCGAGGCAAGGAGCGTAGCCGGTTCTTTCCGGGCATGGCCGACGCCATGGCCGACCAGTGGGGGCGAGCCGCCCTTGAGGATATTGCTTTGGAGGCGGCGGAATGAGCTGGCAGGCGACCGCATGGGTATCGAAAATCGAGGCGGGCGGGGCGTCCGGCAAGCTGCTGCTCTATGCGCTGGCCAACTATGCCGACGAGAACGGCCGCTGCTGGCCTTCCGACGCGCGGCTGATGAGCGACACGGAGCTTTCCGAGCGCGCCATTCGCGACTGGAAGCGCAAGCTGGAGGAGGCGGGACTGATCGCGGTCGAGCGGCGGCGCGGCGGCGGCGGGACGTTCCAGGCCGACGAAATCCGCCTGGCGATGGCCACCGAAACACCCGCCCGACCACCGGCAAATCCTGCCGGTGGTGAGGGTAAGACCACCGGCAAATCCTGCTGCGACCACCGGCAAATGACGCCGCCACCACCGGCAAATGGTGCCGTTCCCCCCACACCCCCCTATAAGGCTGAACCGTCAGAAGAACCACCAATAGAACCGATCGAGAGAGAGGCGCGCGAGGGCGAGCGGGAAGAAGGGGAAATCGCAGAGGCCGCGAAGGCGGACAGGCCGGGCAGCGCAGATTTCGAGAAGCGGGTGGCGCGCTTCTGCTCCGGTCGCGGATTTCTGGCGGGCGTGTGGCAGGATTGGGAGAAATCCTCGCTCGGCTACATCGGTCGCCATTTCGCGGCGCTGTCGCCAGAGGAACGGGCCGAGGCCGAGCGCTGGCGCGATCCCTACCTTCTCGACCTCGGGGCCCGCAAGATCGCCCCGCAGCCGCCGGGGAACTTCCTGCGCGACAAGGCGTGGAACGCGCTCGATCCGATGATCCTCAAACGCGCCGACGACCTGCGCCAGGCCAAGTTGGGCCCGGCAGACCGGCAGCAACCGGAAGGCTGGGCGAAGTGCCTTGGACCGGCAGGCATGGCGTTTCTGTTCGGCAAGATGCTCGACGGGCCGGCGGACGCGGTTCTGGCGGCGCGGCCGTTCCTGACGGACTCTCAGTTGCGTGCCGCCTGGCCGGCGGTCTGGTGGTGGCGGGCGTCGCAGAACCAGAAAGGCGGGGCGGTGTTTGATCGGCGTTGGCACGGTCTCGCATCGGCAATGGAGCCGGTGCCCAAAGAAAGCGCGATGCTCGCCGCCTGGCGGGCGGAGTTCGATGCGCGGGGCTGGCAGTGGATGCCGGTGTTTGACGGCCTCGACGTGGTTTTCTGTCCTAAAGGCGGACCGGCTGGGCTGGAAGCGTTCAAGGCGGCAATCGACCAAGGTGATGAACAGGCTGAGGCGGAGGAATGATGCACGAGGCTCCGGTACTGAACTTCATCGATGCGGAACGCGCGCACCGGCGCATCGCCAAGACCACGGCGGAACTCGATCTGGTCGCCTGGCTGAGGCGGCAGGCGCGGGACCGGCAGCCGGATGGCGTTCGCGGCGGGCCGTTCTGGTATCTCGCCGCGGTCCGGCCCGGAGACGAGATCGCCACGGCGATTCGGCTGATGCGCGATAGGATCAGGGCCTTCTGCCCGCGCGAAAGAGTTGTGGAAAAACTGCCGCGCGGAAAAGGCAAGAAGGTCGTCCGCCGGCCGATGTATCCGGGCTATATCTTCGTGCTGCTTTCGCCCGGGGAGCCGTGTTGGGCGGGCGTGCTGACCTATGACGGGGTGCACAGGCTCGTTCCTTCGAGCGATCGGCCGTCGCGGATGCATGAGGCGGCAATGGCGCAGATCATCAGGATTGCGCGCAAAAGACCGCACAAAAAGGCGAAGGCGCCGGCGCTGTTCGTGGTGGGCGACGAGGTGCTGGTGACGGACGGGCCGTTCGACGGCTTCGGCGGGACGGTGATGCGGCCGGACGATGCGCATGGGCGGATGAGGGTTGAGGTGGCGATCTTCGGGCGCGTGGCGCCCGTCGATCTCGATCTTGACCAGGTGCGAAAGCTGCGTTAGCCATTTCGACCCAAGGCCACTGGGGTGGACGGAACTGCGCCGACAGGCGTGCACGAGACGCCCTCCAACCCTGCTTGATGAGACGGCGATCTGCCGGGATGCATCGGGCCCCTTGGCGAAGCTATATCTACAATTCAGGGTCATGGTCGCGGGTAACCGCGGTACATCTCGTTCGATCATGACATCGGGCAGCGCATCGAAAGTGCGAGGCTAGTGCGTGAAGGCATCAGTCACCTTCAACCAGCAGGAATTCGAGCGGAAGCTGGCGAAGGACCTCGGGCGCGATCTGCCCTTTGCGGCGGCCCGTGCGCTGACCTGGACGGCGAAAGATATCCAGACGAACTCCAGAAAATGGATGATGCGCGTTTTTGACCGGCCGACACGCTGGACGCTCAACGCCGCATTCGTGCGCCCGGCCAACAAACGTGGATTGTCGGCGGAGGTCTACTTCAAGGATTTCGCGCCGAAGGGCACGCCCGCCGGAAAGTACCTGATGACGCAGATCAAGGGCGGGCGCCGCCCACACACGCGCTGGGAAAAGCGATTGATTCACGCCGGCATCATGCTTTCCACCGAACATGCATTGCCTGGCAAGGGGCTGAAGTTGAATGCGCATGGCAACGTGCCACGCGGTGTCTATTCGAAGGTGCTGGCACAGCTTCAGCTCGGCGACAGCCGAACCGGCAATGAGAGCCGGGCAAGCAAGGCGGCCAAGGGGAGGCGGGGTGCGGCGCGATACTTCGTGTCATACGGAAAGGACGCGCCCCGTATCGGATCGGTGCGACCGACTGGCTTGCCAAGGGGCATATGGCAGCGGGACCGTCGGGGCGCAATATCACCTGTGTTCGTGTTCGTCAGCGCTGCCCCTGACTATGCCGACATCTTCGATTGGAAACGGTGGGCGGCCGAAACAGCGCGCGCGCGCCTGCCGATCAACTTCAAGCGCTCCGCGGACCTGATCTTGCGCCGCCCGAACCGCTGACAGCCTCCAAGCGGGCCGTCGACCCAATACCATGCGGCCACAACGAGCGTTTGGGTCCTTCCTGGCCAACCCGGCCCCGCGAGTAATTCGAACCGCGGGGTTTCGGCAGTCTGAGCCGATTTTGAAAGCCTAAAGTCGAAGCCTAAAGATGAGCGAAACCGCTAAAGTCGAGACGATGGCGAAGGGCGACTTCGCGCGCCTTGTCGGCGTTACGCCCGGTCGCGTCTCGCAATACATAGCCGAGGGCAAGATCTTCGGCGAGGCGATCGAGGGAGTGGGCCGGCTTGCGCGAATACGGCCAGCCTTGGCGCAGGCCCAGCTTCACAAAACACTCGAGCCGTCGCAGCGCCTTGGTGGCAACGGCGCGGCAGTGCGCTCGCAGGCGGACTCCAGGCCGTCGCAGCGCCTGACAGTTGAGCCGGTGCACGACGAGCTGGCGGCGGAGCGCCTGAAGCAGCAGCGCATCAAGACTGCGCAGGCGGAGCGTGAAGAGGCGTTGGCCTGCGGCCGATACATGCTGGCCGACGCAGCCCGCCGAGAGTTGGGCCGGGCGGTGGGCGAGGCGTTCAAGGTAATGGAGCAGGGCCTGCGCGACCTGGCGAATGCAATTTCGGCGGAGTTCGCCATTCCGGAGCGGGATGCACAGCAAGTCTTGCAGAAGGCGTTCCGCGAGATCCGCGCAAAGGCGGCAGCATCCTACCGGGCACAGGCCGAGGCAGTGCCGGCAATGGTGTCTGAGCAGGACGGCACAGAGCTGCGGTCCGCCTCATGACCATGCTCTTCAACCCCGAGCGGCTCAAGTACGAGGCACTTGCCGCTGCCGCCACACCGCCGCCGCCCGTCGACTATCTGGCATGGGCCAAGCAGAACATCGTCTTCTCGGATCGCATCTCCGCCTTTCCGGGTCCGTACAACGAGGCGCTGTTTCCGTTTTTCTCGGAGATCCTGAGGGCCCTTTCGCCGGAAGACCCGTGCAGCGTGGTGACGCTCGGGAAATCCGCCCAGGTGGGCGGCACGATCCTGGCGAACATTTTCACGCTCGGGACCATGGACATGGACCCGTGCGATTTCCTCTATGTCCACCCGACCGAGGAGAACGCCGCCCGCTGGTCGAAGACAAAGCTCATGCCGCTCGTGCGGGAAACCGACGCGATCCGAGCCCTGTTCTCTGAATCAAGTCGGGATGGCGGAAACTCGATCCTCTACAAGGAACGGATCGACGGGCGGGGCGCCATCCAGGCAGCGGGCGCGAATTCGCCGGCTGGTCTGTCGATGATCTCGCCGCGCAAGCAGGTTCAGGACGATCTCGCCAAATGGTCGATGAACGAAGCAGGCGACCCCGAGACGCAGGCGGACAGCCGGTCGAAGGCCTTCTTCAACCGGAAGGTCTTTAAGATCTCGACGCCGTTGGTTTCACCCGGCTGCCGCATCACAACTAACTTTCATCTTGGAACGCAGGAGAGCTATCACGTCCCGTGCCCGCACTGTCACGAGATGCAGGCGCTGCGGTGGGAGAACATGCGGGATCACATAGATCCCGAGCGGCCTGAGAAGGCGCACTTCGTTTGCGTGCACTGCGGATGTGAAATCGAGGAACATCATCGCTCCTGGATGGTGGCGCCAGAGAACGGCGCACATTGGGTCGCGAAATATCCGGATCGCGCGCGCCACCATCGCTCGTTTCACATCTGGGTCGCCTATTCGCCGCTCGAAAGCTGGGAGGCGCTGGCGCGCGCGTGGCTCAAGGTGCAATCGGGCGGGCCAGACGAGAAGGAGAAGGGAGCTGGCGCCGAACAGGTATTCTTCAACGACTGGCTCGGCCTGCCGTTCGAGGCGGAGAGCAAGGCTGTCGCCTGGGAAGATTTGCGCGACCGTGGCGAGGAGACCGGCTTCAAGCGCGGTCTCGTCCCTGCCGAGGCGCTCGCCCTGTCGCTCGGACTGGACGTTCAGGGCGATCGTGTCGAGTGGCAGCTGGTCGGCTATGGCCGGAATCGTTTCCGCTGTGTCATGGATCGCGGCATCGTCGACTATCGGGCAGGCAGCCACCTGCCTGGCTACCGTGCGCATACGGGCCATATCAGCGAACCGGAAGTTCGCGCGGCGCTTGACCGGCTCCTGAAGCGCACCTGGCCGGACGAATGGGGTAACCAGCGCTCCGCCGATATCGCCGCGATCGACGGAAATGCCTACACGGAAGATGTCTGGGGCTGGGTTCGCAAGCATCCAAAATCACGCGTCATCATGGTGCGCGGGGATAACCGAGACAATGCGCGGCTCCTGTCGCAGGTTCGTGAGTTCGACAGGAAAGGCAAGCCGAAGAAGCAGAAATGGACCTCGCGCTTCTTCAACTTCAACGCCTCGATCATGAAGATCGGTCTCTATCGCGACCTGAAGAAGGATGACCCAGAACGTGCCGGCTATGTCCGCTTCGCGCTCGGCCTGGGCGACGATTTCTACCAGCAGGTGACGTCTGAAGTCCGCGTCGAGGAGCGCACGCGGACCGGGCATCCGCGCTACGTCTGGAAGCTGCCGTCCGGCCAGCGCAATGAAGCGCTGGACATGATGAACCAGGCGCATGCCGGCGCCATCCGTCTCGGCATCACCTATTGGACCGACGAGGAATGGGACATGCTCGCGGAGCGTCTGGCGAAGCTGGACAAGCCGGTGCAGGGTGACCTCGAGGACCTGATCAGCCCTGTGGCTGGTGACCAGCCAGCCTCCGCTTCAGGTGGGCAAGAGGCAGCGAAGGGCGCACTGGTCGCAGCGGCGCTGCAGCGCGCCGAGCGCGCCAAACGCCGGAACTCATAGGAACATCATGGTTTTGACCCCGGAAAAGCGAGCGGCGCTTGAGGCGCAGCTCGAACAGGCGCGCGTGGCTGAATTCAAGCTCGAGACGGGAAGCCTCAGGGCGAGCGTTTCATACGAGGGTGAGCAGGTGACGTTCTCTGCCGCGAACCGCGCTTCATTACGGGCCTTCATTCGCCGTCTCGAGGCGCAGCTCGGCCAACGCGCGAGCGGACGGGCGAGAAGCAGGGGAGTAACGTTCGGATGACACCGAGGGTATCTGGTGAGGCTCCCGCCCTGATGGGGCCGAGCGGCGCGCCGCTGCCTCCTGCCATGCGCAGCGCTGCCCGGGCGCAGATGGCGCGCAACCGCCTGATGGCGTCCACAGCCTATCAGGGGGCGGGATACGACAATCCGTCGCTCGCCAAGTGGAGGCCGCGCACCTGGTCAGGGCATTCGGCTCTGCGCTGGGATCGGGAAAGCCTGGTCGACCGGCTGAACGATGTGGCGCGAAACGACGGCTGGGCTTCCGCCGGTGTGACGCGGCTCGTCGACAACATCATCGGATCGGGCTGGATCCTGTCGGCGAAGCCGAACTATGCCTCGCTCAACCTCAGCTATGACGAGGCGGAGGAAATCGCCGATCGGATCGAGGCCCTGTGGCGGGATTATACGCTGGATGTCGACATGTGGTGCGACGCCGAGCGCTCGAAGAACATGGCGGGCATCCTCGGGCTTGCTGCACGACATCGCTTCGGCGCCGATGGTGAAGCCATGGCCATCCTGATCTGGCGCGATGACGCGCCGGGCTTCCAGACCGCAGTGCAGGTTGTCGATCCGGGCCGGTGTTCGAATCCCATGGGCAGGATGGATGACAAGACGCTGCGCGACGGTGTCGAGATCGACGATCACGGCGCCGCCGTGGCCTATCACTTCCGCCGCGCGCATCCCGGCGACGTTTTCATGGGAATGCCCAACCAATGGCAATGGGACCGTGTCGAGCGGGAAACCGAATGGGGAAGGCCGATAGTCGTCCATGCCTTCGAGGCGGCGCGCGCTGGCATGACGCGTGGTGCATCGAACTGGGCTCCGGTGATCCGCTCGATCAAGCAGGCGACGGATTATGAGGATTTCGAAACCCAGGCGGCGCTGCTCAATGCCGTGATGGCGGCTTTCATCGAAACGCCCTTCGATCCCGACGAACTGATGGACTCGCTCGGCGCGGACGGCACGTCCGCCGTCGGCAGCATGTATGGCGCGCTGGCTGAGGCGCAGCAGGCCTATTACGACGCGGCGCCAATCAACCTTCCAGGCGTGCGGGTGAACACACTTCAGCCTGGCGAAACCGCGAAGTTTACGCGGCCTGAGCATCCGAACGTGAATTTCGAGGCTTTCGTCAATGCTGCCTTGCGCAAGATCGCAAGCGCCGTCGGCCTGTCCTATGAGCAGCTCACCATGGACTGGTCAAAGGTGAACTACTCCTCGGCCCGCGCGGCGCTGCTCGAGGTCTGGAAGGGGCTGACCAGCCGGAAGAACAATTTCGCAGCACAGTTCATGGGCCGCATCTATCGCGCCTTCCTGGAAGAGATGTTCGACAAGCGGCTGATCGTGCTCCCGGCGCATGCCGTCCCCTTCGATCATAACCCGGCCGCATGGTGTCATGCTGAGTGGATCGGGCCCGGCCGGGGCTGGATCGACCCGCAGCGCGAGGCGCAGGCGGCGGGCATCCGCATCTCGTCCAACTTGTCGACGCTTCAGCAAGAAGCCGCCGAGCAGGGCCGCGACTGGAAGGTGAACGCGCTTCAGAGGAAGCGCGAGCGCGACTTCTACACAAAACTCGGACTTGATCCGGACAGTGCGCAGCCCGAGACGCGGACACAGAGCAAGACCGTTACCGAGACGAAGGAAACAGACGACGAAATCGAGGAAGAGGTGAACGGGCAAAGATCCGAAGCCCGACGCCATCCTCTGGGCATACCCGCGATCCGGAGGAGAGCAGCATGAGCAGGTCGACGCATTATCCCGAGATCGCGGCGCGCATGTTCAACACTCCCCTCATGCTGCATGAGGGAAAGGGCAATGTGATTGCCCGCGCCTTCGGGCCGCGTGTGCTGGGCATGCCGGATGCCGAGGCCGTGGTTCATGGCGGTGAACAGTTCGGTATCGTCGGCGACACTCTGCGCGATGAGGTCGATGGATGGGGCCAGCCTGCTTATCGCGGTCCGAAGCGGCTCTCCGACAGAATTGCCCTGATCGAAGTCGAGGGCACACTCATCAACAAGGGCAAGTGGATCGGAAAGTCCTCCGGCCAGACGACTTATGAGGCCATTGGTTTGCAGGCCGACGATTGCAGGACGGACGATTCCATTCATGGTGTCGTTGTCGAAGTGGACAGTTTCGGCGGCGAGGTGACCGGTGCCTTCGATTGCGCGGAGCGCCTTTTCGAGCTTTCGCAGGCAAAGCCCACCATAGCGATCCTGACCGATCATGCCTTGTCCGCCGGCTATTTGCTCGCCGCGCCGGCGCGTCAGGTCGTCATTCCGCGAAACGGCCAGGCGGGTTCCATCGGTGTCATATCCATGCATGTCGACGTCAGCAAATGGCTCGCCAATCAGGGCCTCGATGTCACCATCATGAAGGCTGGCGCGCGAAAGGACGATTTTAACTCCTACGGCCCGATCCCCAAGCATGTGCTGGAAGAGGCGCTCGCCGAGATGGAGGAGATGCGGAGGGATTTCGCGGAAACGGTCTCACGCTTCCGCGCCGGTCGTTTGAGCTTCGACGCTGCCATGGCGACGGAAGCGATGTGTTTTCGCGGTCAGGCAGCGGTCGACCTCGGCCTTGCTGACGCGGTTGCGCGGCCCAGCCAGGTGCTTGCCGCATTCGAAGAGGAGCTCGGCCGCCTGGCCGGCTGAAACCAGCGACAAAGGAGAGACTGATGTCGACGCTGACTGCAAGCGTCCTCGCCGCCGTGCGTGGACGGAAGAAGGGCTCGCGGCTTGAGAGCGAGCCGGAGGAGAATCTCGACGAAGAAGTGGTGGAAACCGGCGCAGAGGATGACGAAGAGCAGCCCGCCGCCGAATCCGAGGAAGAAGACACGTCTGCCGAGAATGACGAGCGCCCCGAGGATGCCGAAGACGAAGAGAAGCAGCCGCAGGCCTCTACCGCTCGTGTGCGCCGCGCCGAGCAGGGCCGCATTCGCTCCATCCTCACCCATCCCAAAGCTGATGCCAATCCGGGTCTTGCCGCCGAGCTTGCCTTCGGGGAGCGCTTCTATTCCGCCAAGGAGGCCGGCGCACTTCTCGAACACTCGAGTGCTGGGACCGGAAGCCTCGCCGGCCGCATGAAGGGGCGAAGCCCGAAGATTGGCTCGGGCAGTGCCGCAGGCGCGGGCAATGAGCGCCAGGCGCTCGTCGCCGGTGTGCAGGAGGTCATTCAGTCGATGCACGGGCGCAAACCCAAGAACGTCTGAACGGTCCGGCTACGGCCGGACCTTCCCCACAATCGGCCCGCGTGGGCCACGAAACGAGGAAGACAGTCATGAACACTGCAACCTATGCACCGAACGACCTGATCGTCTCGGATATCCCGGTGGTCACGCGCAACGTGACGCTGACAGGCGGGCCGTACGAACGGGGCACAGTCCTTGGCCGCATCACCGCCACCGACAAATACACGATCTCGCTGGCCGCCGCAGCCGACGGGTCCGAGGTTCCGGCGATCGTGTTGGCCTTCGACGCTGATGGCTCCGGCAATGACGTCGTAGTCGCCGCATATGCGTCGGCCGGTCTCGACGCGAGCAAGCTGCATTTCGGCGCCGGTCATGATGCCGACAGCGTCGAGGCCGCCTTCCGTACCGCCGGCCGGTCGCTCTTCGTGCGTAAGCTCGCCTGAACTCAACCGCCCCGATCCGGCGGCAGCCGCCGTTCGGACGACGACCGAATTGAAAGGGTCAATCCCATGAGCAACATTCTTCTCAACACGGCGGAACTGGTCGCCGTTCTTCCGCCGCGCGACCGACCGGAAGCCTTCCTGCGCAGCACCATGTTCAGCACTGTGGTGCTGTCCGATCAGGAGGAGATCGTCTTTGACAGGATCCTGCCCGACCGGGAGCTGGCTCCCTTCGTGCACCCCGATGTTCCTGGCAAGGATTCCAGCAACCGCGGCTTTCAGGTGACCAGCTTCACGCCGGCCTATGTCAAGCCGCAGAACACGCTGCGTCCCGGCCAGAACATGATCCGCATTCCCGGCGAGCGGCTCGCCGGTGGCATGAGCCCGGCGCAGCGCTACGCATACAATCTGGCGATGCTTATCGACGATCAGGATCTCCGCATCACGCGCCGTGAGGAAGCCATGTGCAGCCAGGCGCTGCGCACGGGCACTGTCATCGTCGAGGGTGCGGACTATCCGACGCAAACGGTGGATTTCGGTCGCGATGCGGCCCTGTCGATCGCGCTGGCAGGCGCGGCACGCTGGGGTGAAGCCGGCGTCGATCCTTACGACGATGTGGAGGCCTGGGTTCAGCTGCTTGCCGACACGGATGGCTTTACCGCCCGGACCGTCGTCCTCGGACCGGGCGCCGCTGGATACCTGAAGAAATCGCAGCGATTTCTCGATGCCCTCGACAACCGCCGTCAGGACGGCGGGAAATTCCAGCTTGGGCCGGTCTCGACCGGTGCGGAAGGCGTCTACCATACGGTTCTCGGAACCATTGGCCAGCTGACCTTCGTGCAGTATTCGCAACCCTACACCGTGGCCGGTGTGAAGAGCAATTTCTGGCCGAGCTTCGGCGTCGGCCTGTTCGACCCGTTCGGCTTCAACGGTCACTTTGCCTATGGCGCGATCCTCGACAACGAGGCGCTCCGCGCCGTGGAACGCTTCCCCGACATGTGGATCGAGAAGAACCCCAGCCGAACGGTTGTTCAGACCCAGTCCGCGCCGCTGCCGATCATGCCGGAACCGAACGCCTCGCTGTTCGCACTGGTGCGCTGATCCGCGTGCCGCCTTCAACCCTTCGCCGGATCATCCGGCGAAGGGCTGCGGGAGACACGCGCAGCAAGCAAAGGAGAAGTCACCATGTCGAAGACACAGCGTTTCAAAACCTCGATCGTGCTCGGCGCGCACTGCTATGCGCCGGGCGCCGACGTTCCGATCGGCGGCAAGACCGGCCTGACGCGCGAGGAGGCCGAGAGGATCGAGAAGGAGTTTGGGGCCTGGAGCGGCAGGGAGAACGAGGGGCCCGGTGGTCAATCCACCGATGCGCGTGTGGCTTTCGAGAAAGAGCTGAAATCAGTCTCCGAAGGTTTCGCGAAGGAGGAAAGGGCGCTCAAGGATCAGATCGCCACTCTGGAAGCCACTCTCGCGGCAACCAAGGCCGATTGCGAAACGCTGGCGGCGGACAACCAGGTCCTTGCGGACCGGGTCACCGAGCTCGAGGCGGAAGCGGCGAATACCAGCGATGGTGAAGACGATGGCGAAAAAGCCTGAAACCGTGACCGGACGTTGGCCGGTTGCCATTCGCGATCACGAGGGCAAACGCGTGTCGGCCGGCGGTCGCGCGACAGTGAGCCGTGCGAAGGCCGACGAGTTCGACGCACGCTTCGGTCGCCTCGAAGCGGATCCTGCCGTTGTGCCGCCACAGGCCGGCCTCTCAGAGCCTGGTTCGTGAGATGCCGATCCCCCCTCATCCAGTGTTCGCGGACATGCCCGGTGCATTTCTCGATGCGTTCGGGGTTTCGTGCGAAGTGACCATATCCGGAGTTCCGCTCGCATCGCCCGTCCGCGCCATCGTCCGCGGTCCGTCGGGTGAGGTCATCACCGGTTCTGGATATGGCGAGCCGGGCCTCAACGGGATGACGCCAAGGGTGTCCTTCGCTGTAGTCGATGTGCCCGGACTGAAGGACGGCGATCGGATGGTGCTTGGCGGGGTGACCTGGGTTGTCCGCGAGCCACTACCCGATGGGCGCGGCATGGTGCGCTGTGAACTAGAGCGCGGATGATGCCACATCCCAGAATGCTGATACGCGAACAGGTCAGAACCCTGCTCGCGGCCGCCGCGCCTCCGGGATGGAACGTCCAGAAGGGAAACGGACGAGCGCTACCCGAACCCAGCGTCTGTCCATGCATTGTCGTGGCGATTCCGAACGAGTCGGTCAGTCGTGGAGCACAGCGCAAGCGCCGTGAACCGCGCCTGACCGTTTCCGCCTTCATCGCGGAAACCGTCGGTGGTGATGACCAATGCGATGATGCGTCTATCTGGATCGAAGCGGCGCTCGACGCGGATCCAACGCTCGGCGGTGTCTGCCAGGACTGCACCCACGTCGAAAGCTCGGTCACGCCCTATCCCGGCGGCGAACGTCCGATCTGGGAACTATCCCTTACCTACCACCTGCGGGTGTCCTGATCCCGCTTTTCTCAAGGAGAACTTGTCATGTCGACACAGCTCGGCCGCCTTCTCATCCTCCAGCGTCCGACCGGTCAGCCTGCGCCGGCGGACTGGGAGAATGTTTGTGGCATCAACACCACGAACTTCCGCATACTCAATGACATCATCGAGTCCAAGCGGGCGAACTGCACCGACCGCGCCCAGCCGCCCGTGCGTGTCCGTAAATATGGCGGTAAGGACGTGAACTTCTCCGGCTCCGGCATTTTCGATGACGATGCGGCGGGGAAGTTGCTGGCCGACGCAGCGGTCAACCAGACGGTGCTTGCGGGATATCGCGCCTTCGTGCCGGGCTATGGCGACTTCGTGGGCGACTGGCTGGTGCCCAATTTTGAGTTCTCGGGCGACCTCGACAATGACATGAATTTCTCAGCCGAAGTGCAGGCTTCGGGCGAGATCGCCTACACGGCTATCTGACCATGACGGAGAACGTCTGGCGAGGGGAGAGGCGCCTTGCACTGCCCGATGCGCGGCCCGTCATCCTGCGGGTTTCGCTTGACCACATCGCGAGGCTGATGGCCGCGACAAAAACCGAAACGCTTGAAGGCCTGCAGGATGCCCTTCTTGCGCGAAAGCCCGAAACCCTCCTGGCCGCGCTGGCCATCGTTGTCGGAGAAGACCAGGCGAACGTGTTGTGGCCGAAGGTCAATGGAGCTGCCGGTCTGACGGCGGTCTTCGCAGCGGTCTCCGGTGCGGTGTCCGGCCTGACGCCAGCCGAGGAGGACGAAGCAAAAAAAGCGCAGGCCGAACGCGAAATGGAGATGCAGGCCATGGCGCTCGGCCTGCTGGCGCGCGCGTTCGGCCAATCGAGCGGCTCCCCTTTGGTGAATGGATGAAGTTCGCAGGAGGGGTCCTGCATTGGACCGAGGGCGAGTTCTGGCAGTCGGGATTTGCCTACTTCCGTGCGGCCTGGGAAGGCTGGGCGATCTCGTCCGGCGCGAAGAAAGTGAAGACCGCACCACCGACGCGGGAAGCCTATGAGGCCGCAAAGATGGCGCTAGCGGCACGTGACAGTAAGCGGTTGAGCAAGGGACGCGACGTTGGCTAACGAAGACCTCCGCTACCGAATTGGCGGCGACACGTCCGGCATCGATGCGGCGTGGGGGAAGATCCGGCGCGACGCGCAGTCCACTGGGTCGGCCATCGGCGGTGCGATGGGGAAAGCGCGCTCGGGTGTCGAGTCCATCATGGCGCCACTGCGAGCCGTCCCGGCCTTGTTCGCGGCCATCGGTGCGACAGCCGTCATCGGCAAGGTTCGGCAGACCGCTGAGTCTGTTGCTGAAGTCGGACGACAGGCCAAGCAGGCCGGTGTCGATGTCGAGGCGTTCCAGGAACTGAAGTTCGTCGCCGAGCAGAACCGCATCGGCGTGGATATCCTCACCGACGGCCTGAAGGAACTGAACCTGCGGGCCGACGAGTTTGTGGCCACCGGGCGCGGTTCGGGCGCAGAGGCGTTTGGTCGGCTCGGCTATTCCTCGGAAGAGCTGGCGCGCAAGCTGAAGAATCCGTCGGCGCTGTTCACCGAGATCATCGGCAAGCTGGAGCAGTTCGACCAGGCTGCGCGCATCCGTATCTCGGACGAACTTTTCGGCGGCTCAGCGGGCGAGCGCTTTGTCGAACTCATCGACAGGGGCGAGAAGGGTATTCGCGAGCAGATTGCGGCGGCGCGTGACCTCGGCCTTGTTATGGATTCAGACATGATCCGCAAAGCCGAGGAGGTTGATCGGCAGTTCAGTGTCATCACGACCACGATTGGCACGTCAATGAAGCGGGCGATCATCGGCGCGACCAGCGCTTGGTTTGAGTTTCTAAACAGCTACAGGTCTTTCGAGAGCCAACAGAGCAGTGCCCTTGAGAATAGTGCACGCGAAGACGGCAGACAGCGACTTGAGATCGAGAAGCAGATTTTCGAGTTGAAGGAGCGGCAATCCAGTTTGGTTGGGAAGGCCTTCGAACTCCAGCGCCAGGAGATCGATTCCACGATAGGCCGTCTCAATGCAAGCCTCTCGCTGCTCAGCGAGCGTGATCGCCAGCGCGAAGGCGTGTTGGCTGGACGGGATCGCCCGCAGGCAGACAGCGAAGCGACAGTGAAGATCGACACCTCAGTCGAGTTCATCAGGAAGTATAACGAGCAGCTCGCCCTCTCAAACCGCGAGCGCGCGATTGCTGCTGAAACGCAGCGCATCCTGAACGACGCGTCGTCTCAGGGGGCGAGCCTCACGGAAGAGCAGGCGCGCAAGCTGGCGGAGCTCTCCGTCGCGCGCAAGGAGGCTGACAGCACATCGCAGGGGTCGGCCAAGGCGGCTGACAGGGAAGCGGAAGCAATCGGTCGCGTGATTGCGGGTCTCGAGTTCGAACTCTCGCAGATGGGGAAGACCGATCTTCAGAAGCGGATATCGAACGAACTGCGAAACGCAGGCGCCGATGCGGCTTCGCGCGAGGGGCAGCGGATTGCTGAGCTTGTTACCCGCATCGAGGCGCAGCGTGCCGCCGAGGAATCTCTGAAGGCGGCGCAAGAGGCGCGAACTCAGTCTCTCGAGTACCTGTTCCAGGCCGGACAGGACGCATTTCTGGCCATGATCGACAATTCCGGCCGGGCCGAGGACGCAGTCAAGCGCCTGGCGATCCAGCTGGCATTTGCTGCCGCGCAGGCTGCGCTGCTGGGCACAGGACCGCTCGCAGGACTGTTCGGCGGGACGGGTGGTTTCCAGATGTTCCCCGGCGGATTTGGCCTGCCGACACAGGGTGTCGGCCTGTTCGACGTGGGAGGGTGGACAGGAGACGGCAATCCGAGCGACGTGGCCGGCCTGACCCATCAGCGCGAATTCGTCGTCAAGGCTGGTCCGGCCGAGAAGTATCGGCCTCTGCTCGAGGCGATCAACATGGGGCACGGGATCGGAATGTTCTCGATGCCGCAAAGGATGGCTGAGAGCGCGCGTGAAGGAAGCGGCCTCGTGACCCTGCGCGTGATCGGTGAAGAGGGGCCGATGTTTCGTCCGACGATCCGCGCCGAAAGCGAGAACGTCGCGGTTCAGGTGAGCCAGCAGGCGATCGGCCGCTTCGATGCGCGCCTGCCGGACCGCGTGCAGGAAATCAGCAACGATCCAAGGGCAAGAGGCTGATGGCATTGGTTTTCCCGCTGGCGCACGCAGATTTCCAGGACACGATCAACGTTGCATCCGCTCCGTTCCGCCTGCAGCGCTTCGAGGAGTTGTCCGGTTTGGGCAGTGGCCAGTTCCTGACCGGGGAGCTGGCGCCGCCACTCTGGTCAGCGAGTGTGCGGCTGCATACCGCATTCCACGATGACGGCCTGGACATCCAGTCGCGGATCGATTCACTAGACGGTTCGCTTCACTCCTTCCTGTTCTACGATCCGCGTACCGCTTTTCCTCGCCTTGATCCTGAAGGCGCGCTGCTTGCCGGCGCCGCGCCCGTGGTGCTGTCGATCGAGGCCGACAACAAGTCGTTGCGTCTGGGTGGATTGCCGGCAGGCTATCAGCTCTCAAGCGGCGACATGCTGTCATTCGAATATGGCGTTGGCCCCGTGCGCAGGACATTGCACCGGCTGCTCCAGCCGGCGTTGGCAGATGCGCTGGGCGAGACGGCGCCCTTTGAAGTCCGACCGCATTTCGGACCGGGTGTCGCAACTGGTGGTCCGGTCGAACTGATCAAACCGTCCGCCTTCATGCGGATCGTGCCGAACACCTTGAATGTGAGCGAAGCGGACGATCTCGGGACTGTTGCGATCGCGTTCTCGGCGCTTCAGCGCCTTCATCCATAGGGCAGGAAAATGGTGCGAGCGGTCGATGCGGCGACAGCCGCGGAACTTCAGGCGCGGGAAGGCCTGATCTATCGTGACCTGGTGTGGGTCACGGCGAAGAACCGGGCAAATGGCGCGCCCGAGAGCATTGGCCTGTGGACTGGTCTCGAGCATGTCGATATCGCGGTCGTGTCGGGGGAGACGGGCCTCGACGTGACGCGAAAATACTACGGTGCGGGCAGTCTGCTCCATGTGCCGCCGATACCGCTGGTCTCCGATCTCACAGTTCGGCGTGTCACCATTACCTTCAGCCATCTGGATCCCGCCATCCTGCAGGCCGTGAAGGGCTATGACACCAGAAACGGTCCCATAGAGATTCACCGCCTCTACCTCAATCGTGCGACGCGGTTGCCGATCGCGCCTGCCGTGCCGCGCTTTCTGGGCTTCATCAATGGCGCGCCTGAAACGCGGCCGAAAGCCGGCGCAGAAGGCAGTATCCGGCTGGAAGTGGTTTCGCACACGCGCGCGCTCACCCGAAAAACCGCAGCGCGAAAGTCCGATGAGTACCAGCGGCGCCGGCTGGGAGATCGCATTTATAGGTTCACCGATGTCGTCGGCCAGTGGGAGATCGCCTGGGGCGAGGAATCGGGGCCCATCGGATGACACGCTTTTCCTTTTGGCGGCCCGCGCTCGCCGCCTATTTCGACAGCGTGAAGGACCGCGAATTCGCCTGGGGGACGCATGATTGCGCACTATTCTCTGCTGGCGGGGTCGAGGCCATGACGGGTATCGACTTCGCGGCTGGCTACCGCGGTCGCTATTCCTCGCTGGCGGGCGGGTTGCGGCTGCTCAGGGCGGAAGGGTTTGCCACGCACGCGGACCTCGCTGCAAAGCATTTCGCCGAGATCCATCCGTCGCAGGCGCAGGTGGGCGACATTGCCGCCATCCGTGCTGATGACGCTGGCCTCTATGCGCTTGGGCTTGTGCAGGGCGCGCGCATACTCTTCCTGAGCGTCGAGGGCGGGATCGGCTCCAGCGACCTGCTTTCAGCCGAGCGGGCATTTCGGATTTGATCATGGTTCGATTGTTTTTCTGGACGATCTTGCTGCTGCTGGCTTCCGTCTCACTGGCGCATGCAGGCCCGCTTGCCGGTCTGATCGGCCTGCTGACCTCGACGACTATCGGCAAGGTGCTGCTCAGCATCGCGCTGAAGGTCGGCATGTCGCTCCTCCAGCGGCTGATGATGAAGAACGAGGAGCCGCAGCAGCCCGGTATCAAGACGCGCGTCGGGGTTGGTGGCGACAAGACGATGTCTTTCATCGTCGGCACCTACGCTACCGCGGGGCACATGGTCTACGCGAATACGTGGGGCAAGGTCCGCTCGACGCCCAACGCGGCAATCGCCCAGGTGATCAGTCTCTCCGATCTTCCGGTCTCGGCGATCTCCAATGAGGTCTGGATGCGCGGACGGAAGATCGTCCGGGACCCGGGTCTTGGTGACAGGCCAGGCTCGTTTGCATGGTTTGGAGCGACCAGCTACCCGTTCAGTGAGTTTGTGCACGGGGATCATCCGGGCATCTACTGGCTGTTCGCCAAGTATTTTCCCGAAGGTCGCGCGCAGCCCGACCCGAACCTGATCGCGACATTTGGCGGCGCCGGCGCGCGCGCCTGGAATGCCAACATGGTTGGGCGCGGCGTGGCCTATGTCATCCTGACCGCCGAGTTCAACCGTGACCTGTTCCGTGACCGGCCCGAAGCGATCTGGCAGGTCTCAGGTCTGCCGCTCTACGATCCTCGCCAGGACGATACGGCTGGTGGCACGGGAACGCAGCGCTGGGGAGAGCCAGAAACCTATGCCTTCACCGACAATCCGGCGGTGATCATCTACAATATCCTGCGTGGTATTCGATACGAGGGCGAGCTGGTGTTCGGCGGCGAGATTCCCGCCAGCCGGTTGCCTCCATCGAACTGGTTCGCGGCGATGAACGAATGCGACGTTGTGATCGATGGCGAGCGGCAGTTCCGCTGCGGTTACGAAATCAAACCATTCGACCAGTCGCCGCTCTCCGTGATCGAGGAGCTGCTCAAATCCTGCACGGGGCGCATGGCGGAAATCGGCGGGGTGTACAAGATTCATGTCGGTGCCCCGGCGTTGCCGTCCTACTACTTCTCGGACGATGCCATCGCCATCACGGAAGACCAGTCGATCGACCCATATCCGGGACTCGAGCAGACGTTCAACGGCGTGAGTGCGACCTATCCCGAACCCGCTGCCGCGTGGGCGATGAAAGATGCGCCGAGGCGCATCGATCAGGCCTTCGTCGATGCGGACGACGGGCGCGAGCTGGTGGCCGCGCAGGAGTTCAATGCGGTACCGTTCCCGATCCAGGTGCAGCGCCTTCAGAAGGCGCTGATGGAGGACAACCGCCGCTTTCGCCGTCATCGCCACACGCTGCCGCCGGAGGCATGGTTGCTCGAACCGCTGGATACCGTTTCGTGGTCGAGCGCGCACAACGGATATGTGGATAAGCTCTTCCTGATCTCCGCCATGGACGATCTGGAGAACGCGAACCAGGCCGTCTCCCTTCAGGAGGTGGACCCGAGGGACTATTCCTGGACGCCGGCCACCGACAAGTTGCCCTATACCGTCGGCCCAATGGGGCCGATCGAGCCAGCGCCGCAGGTGATGTATGACTGGACTGCGGCTCCAGCCTCCGTGCCTGACAATGATGGACAGCCGAGGCGCCCGGCAATCCTGCTAGGGTGGTACGGCGCGATACAGGACACGAAGGGTGTCGAGTTCGAAGTGCGTCTGGCCGTCTCCGCCGAGGTCATCTATCGAGGTCGAACGGATCAGGTGCTGATCGGTCAGTTGATGATCTCGCAGGGGCTGCTGCCGTCCACCGACTATCAGGTTCGGGGGCGCTACCTGCCATACTCGAACCGGAAGAGCCTATGGGGCGGCTGGCTTGCTGTACGAACGCCGGATGTGAAATTCGATGTCTATCTCGATATCGATTTCGAGGGGCTCAACCAGGTCATCGGCGAGCGCAACGAGTTCGTTGAATTCAATGTGCGCGAGGCGATCGAGCGCGCAATCGATAATGCCACATCGGATTTTGCCGATTTCGACCAGCAGTATGGCCAGATTCAGAAACTGCGTCGCGAGGCGACTGCCAGTTTCGAGGGCCTGACCGCGTCCTACAAGGAGGCGGTTCTGGTGGTTGCTACCGAAACGGAAGCTCTCGCGCAGCGCCTCGAGATCCTCGAGGTGACGGTCGATGAGGATATCGCACAGGCGGTCGATCTGCTGACAACGGAGATCGCGACGGTGGAGGGGCAGGTCACGGCGCTTTCGGATGCGCTGACTTCCGTCAGCGCGAAGGTCGACGGGGTGTCGGCCAGCGGCACGTTCAGGGTGCAGTCCGGCGCATCACCGGGCGACGGTTGGGCGCGCGCTGCGCTACAGGTGAGTGCGGACAATGGCGTCACCTTCGAGCAGGCATCCATATTTCTGGACGCGCGCACAAGCGGTGCGCCGCGCAGCCGGGCGGTACTGGATGCGGAGAACCTCTTCTTCGGTGACCTTTCCAGCGGCAGCGTCGTGAACCCTCTGGTCTATTCCGCCGGCGTCTGGAGGATGAACCTGGCGCATATCGGCACGGTCACCGCGGGGATGATCCTCGGCACGACCGGAAAGACGCGCTTCGAGCTCGACAATGACCGATTCGTGGTGGGTGACTGATGACCGACAGGCTGGTGCTCGGGGCATTCGACGGAACCTTCGTTTTGCGTGGTTCCCGTCCAGGCTTCGACGTTCTGGATCCGTCCTTGCTGCCTGAGCACCTGTCATTCGACAGTCGCTGGATCGAGGCTGGAAACATCATCAGCCGCGGTGAATTCGTCAACCCGCCGGGCTTCAATATCCCGATCGCAAACGGTCTGTCGAACCCTCCAATCGTCATCGCGCTCATGTCTGGCGTCGGGCCGGACCTGAATACGTGGTTCCTGATTACGAGCACCGACACCATCAACTGGCCGGCGAATGTCCTGATCACGGACACCTTCGCGCAAATCTCGATCTCGACTGCTGCGCCAATCGGCCCGGGTTCACGTCTCGTTCGATACTACGTCTGCAGGAATATCTATGGTTGATCGGGTCATCCTCGGACGAAGGGGCGCGCAGTTTGGTCTCTGGATATCGAAACCGGGTGTTGATGCGACGTTGGCGACGGATGCAGAACTGTTGTTCACGACCGAGTCCGGCTTCGATTCGATGCAGGTCGTTCAGACGGGTCGCGTGCAAGTTACGAACGGTGCACCTGCGACGGTGATTGTGCCCGACCTGGGATACAAGCCGGCAGTGGTGATCATTCCGGAACTGACATTCCTGACCAATCCGAGCAATACGGCCATCCGCTTCTGGTCCACCTACAACAGCACCACGTCGATCAATCTGAACATCTACCACAACAATCTGAACTACAACGGATGGTGCCTCTATGCGGTCCTGAGGGTTCGGGCCGATGGTTGATCGGGTTGTTCTGGATGCCACATCGATGCGGGTTTCGAAGCCGGGCGTCGATGTGTTGACCGCGGCCGAGAGAGACCTGACCTTTAATTCGCAGTGGTCGATGCTCTCATTGCTGCAGAAGGGGTCATTCTTCTCCCACCGTCCCGATGGATATCTGGAGAGTTTCCGAACAGTAACCGTCTATTTCAACCGGAGCTACGCGCGCCGGCCAATGGTCTTTCTCTCGGTCATCCGGCACGGCACGACGTTTCATTGGCAGCATATCGGATCGTGCCTGAACTGGTTCGTTTCGCCGACCCGCTACACGTATATGTGCAACGTGTTCAACGACCGGTTCGCTTTCACGAACTTCAGGTATCCGAACCTGAACGGGGGAGAGCACCTCTATGACTACACCGTCCGATATCTGATCTGGGATTATGACGTATGATCATCGAGCATGACGAAGCTGGGCGAATTATCCATGTGGTCAGCGACCCGGTCCCTACCGGCCTGGCTGCGATGCTTCGCGAGCGCGGCCACAAATTTCTCGACCTGCCTCCCGAACCATTGCCGGCGCAACAGACGCGCGATCCTGAAACCGGTCATCTCTTATTCGATGCGGACGGAGAACCCGTGTTGGCGTCTCCCGGCATGCGTTTCGCCGCGTGCGACATCCTGACTGACCATGTGGTCGATGGCGCGGTCGTACGGCGACCGTCATGCGGTTGCTCGCTCGACATTGCGGGATGCGTCGTTTCGCTCTCCGATCTGCCCGGATCAACGACGCTTACGTTCCTGCTCGATCCAGCCGATTGGGCGAGTGCGGTTCAAGTGGAGGTGGAAGGCGTGTTCAGCCTGGAAGTGGACGAGGCGGGACCGCTCCGGATCCGCGTGGCACCGCCCTGGCCATACATCGAGGAGACGTTCGATGTTGAGATTGAGTAGGGTCGAACACGCGCGCAAGCGGGCGCTTGATCTGATCGACCAGCACTTTGCGGCGCGCATCGATACCGTTCTCGGACCATTGGCGGCTCTGCATCTGTTGAAGCGGATCGTGCCGGACGGTCACCTGGTTCCTGACCGGGACGCGGTGGTGAGGCGCGCAGCCGAGCAGGACGCTGAGCTCGCTGCAATCGACCATGCACGCCGGGTGTTGAAAGCGGATGTGCGCGCGGCCGCGACGAGTGACGAAATCCGGGCGCTGACCGAGCACCTGTGAAGTCCACGCAATCTCTGGAGAAAACATGAGCGACCAGCAGAACGGGCCGGCGAGCCCGATGGTGCTTGCCGTCGAATCGGCGGCCCTCAACGAGTTCTATCGAAAGCGGACGCTTGGCCTTTCTGCCGCGCTCGAACAGGCGCGCATGGAGGTTGATGCGCTGAACGCGGAGGTCGAGCGCCTGACGAAAATCAACGGCAAGCTGCAGGACGTCGCGGCGAAGGAGGCCGGACATGGCGGGTAATCTGTATGAGCAGGGCTATCTCGATAGCGGGACCGCTTCGGTGACGCAGGGACAGACCCTTGTCACGGGGCAGGGCACCAACTGGCTGCAGATCGTGCGGCCGGCGGACGATTTCGGCAAGCACGTGGGGCGGCCGATACCGATTGCATCAGTCGACAGCAACACGCAGCTGACGCTCGCCTATCCATGGCCCGGTCCGACGCAGGCTGCAGCGGACTACAGGATCACGTTCACGCCCTATCATGTCGCCTACCGGCAGGCTCTGCAGGAGATTGGGGCGCTGCTCGCTAGTGGTGGAGTCTCTGCACTGGCGATGCTGGAAGGGTCTGCCGGCAAGTTGCCGTTCTTCACCGGCCCCGGAACGATGGGGCTGGCGAACCTCAGTGACTTTGCGGGCGATGTGGTTGGTCCGCTTGGCGCAGCAGACGGTGGCGTCGCTCTGTTCGACGGAGCCACGGGAAAACTCCTCAAGAATGGCGGAGTACTCGGAAGCGCCGCACTACAACCCTATGAAACGGGATTCTTCACCTCAACGCTGTCCGGCCTAGCGGTGGCTGGTTCGCCCACCTACGTGCAGCAACAAGGATCATACGTCCAGATCGGCAAGCTCACTTATGTGACGGTTTATCTTGTCGTGACCAACCTGGGCGGAGCTGACGGTCAACTCCTCATAGGTGGTCTACCCTTTCCCATGGCTTCTGGAACCGTAAAGCGGCCTCTGTTCCATAGCGGCTTCTGGACAGGCTTCGATCTGGGCACACCCTACACGATGTGGACGGGCTTCATGCTAAGCGGGAACACGGTCCGTCTCTACAGGTGGTCACAGACATCCGGGACTGAACCACTCAATGCCGCGCAGGTGACCGGGACCGTCACCGTCTACGGCAACATGGTTTATGAGGCTGCATGATGATCTTGGAAGAAATCCAACTGACAGACGCAGGGCCTGTCAATTTAAGGTTCGCTGATGGCGGCGCATTCTTTCGTGAGGTGCGCCTGCCCGGTGCGGCGGTAGACGATCTGCCAACCGAAGCACAGTCACAGATCGCGGCCCACTGGACACCGGCGCGGATTGCCGCATTCGAGGCCGCGCGCATGCAGGCGGAAACCGACTGGCAGGCCGAGCTCAACGCGATGCGCGGGCCGACGACCGGCGTGCATGTCAACGCAGAGCGTGAGCGGCGCATCTCAAGGGGCCGCGCATTCTCGGTTTCTGGCTACGGAGATGTGCCTTTGACGGGACGCGGGCGCGACCAGCTCTTGCTCATGGGGCTATTGGTGAAGGCACAGACGCTTGTCGCTTCAGGGGTGACTGATCCGGTGATGACTGTGCGAGACGCCAACAATCTGAAGCATATCTTGACGCCTGCTCAGATGGTCGAATTGTTGAGCGCCGGAATGGCGTGGATAGAGGCGGTTATGGCCGTTTCATGGGCTATGAAGGATGGCGATGCGCCATTCGAAGCGGGCATACCTGAGGACGTTACCAGCGATCAGTGGTGGCCATGATCCTGATCTTCGATCCTGGCAGCGCTTAGTCGAACCATGCGAGTGATGATCTCAACGATGATCACTGCTCCAATAATGTAGGCCGGACCCCAAAACCAGAAGCTCATCATGCCATGCCTTTCGGCTCGAGTCGGGGAGTTCGTAACTCTCACAGAGTAAGAGCGCCGGCGCCTTTAGGCTCTCGCCCTGGACATAAGCGCCGGCCTCCCCGACCAAGACCGAGGAGTGCTATTTGCAGCCGCACTGAGGCTGCTCTGTGAGGGGTTACGACGCCCCACGATCACGTTTGTGACCGCGTTAGAAACATAGTGATTTTGCTCATCGAGAGCAATCAGGGTCCTGGCGGGCCCGCAGTTATTGTTCCGCGTGCTGCCTGAGCCCCGCCCGCCAGTGCGTGCACTTATATCCGAGATCTACGCCAACCGGCAGCCCGGGCCTCACTCTCGCTGCAAAACCAGCGTTCGCCGCGGACGAGATCGATCCGAGTTCTTCGATAGTAGTCCTGACCGGGCAGGTGGTAGATGCGCTGATTGTCGTCAGAGATGTTGCCCTTGATGGCACAGCCCGACCCCGGCATCGCCGCCAGCCATCGGCCGTCGAGGAGATCGTCGGCGAAATAGCCGAGCCCAAGGCTGACGCACAGCAGTGCCGCGGACCACATAGGCCAACTACGGCGAGGCTCCAGGTCCTCGGCCAGAACCTTGAACTTCTCCGGATCGGCGTGCTTGAGCCGCCTGAGCTTGTGAACAGTGCCTGTCATCCGCGTGAGTCCTAGCACTTCGCCCTGAAGCGATCGTTCTAGAAAACCCCACAATTTGAAAGGAAACACCATGACCTGGCGCCTTGCGCGCAGCCTCGAAGTGCTGCGCAAACAGATCAACGCGGCCGCACCGACCCGCTCGAAGGCGAGCGACGGCACAATAGGCGACGCAGCCCATGCTTCGCGATCCTCCGACCACAATCCGTGGATCAAGGATGCTGGTGTCGGCGTGGTGACAGCGCTGGATGTTACGCACGATCCGAATGGCGGCGTCGACATCCAGAAGCTGGCCGATGCGCTGATCGCGTCCAAAGATCCCCGCATCAAGTACATCATATGCAACGGGCGGATCGTCAGCGGGTCCGGCCAGAAGCATCCGGCGTGGAAGTGGCGGCCGTACTCCGGCGCCAACAAGCACAGTCGGCATGTGCACATCTCCGTCAAGGCCAGCAAGGCGCACTACGACAGCGTCCAGGATTGGCGTGTGGACGGTTCCACGATCGGGGAGGTCTCGCCCTCTGACAGCGTTCTTCGCCGCGGCGCCAGCGGGCCGTTCGTGCGCGAGCTTCAGGATAACCTTCGCGCACTCGGCTACGCGTTGCGCGCCGACGGCGAATTCGGCGAGGAAACCGAACGAGCTGTGCGCATCTTCCAGGGACGCGCCGGTCTCACGGTCGACGGATGGGCTGGGCCACGCACGCTCGACGCGATCGGCAACGCGGTGGCCGAGAAGGCGGCCAAGCCGAAGATCGAGGCCGCACGCGAAGACGCCAAGGAAAAGGCAGCGGATGAAGTCGAAAGGAAGACCGGTTGGTGGCAGAAGGTCACCGGCTTCTTCGGTGCGGGCGGCGTGGGCGGTGGGCTTCTTTGGGGTGTCGATTGGCAGACACTCGTTGTCATCGCCGGCGCCGCCATTCTTGTACTGCTGCTGATTGTGCTCCTGCGCAGGCAGATCGTGGCCGCCGTGCGCGAAATTCGCGAGGGCCTGGCCTGATGTTCGGCCTCTCCATCGGCGCCTGGCTGCGCGCCGGGGCGGCGGTTGCCGTTCTCGGGGCGCTGACATGGTCGCATCTCGCGGTTTATCGCGCCGGTCGCTCGGCCGAGCAGGCGGCATTCGCCGAAAAGATCAATCAGCAGAATGAGGAGGCCGGCAATGCGGCTGAAGACTGGCGTGCTCGCTATCGTCGCTGTGTCGACACTGGCGGGCTGTTCGACCACGAAACCGGCACCTGTGACCAGTGACGGCCTGCGGGCTGTGGTGGGGACGTCGCTGATCGGCGCCCGAGGCGTCACCCCGGGCGATCAGCGCAAGATCGACGAGACCGCTGCGGGGCTTTGCGGGGCCTCGATCTGGTCGGCATCGGAATGCGCCCGGCATGGGCGCGAGACGAAGGGCTGAAGCGAATGTCGGATGCCAGCGTTGAGCGGACCCTTGGTCAGATACTGGGAGAACTGAAGGGGATCGATGACCGGCTGCAGCGCGCCGATGACAGCCGTGCCGTGGTGCATCGGCGGTTGGATGAGTTCAGCACAAGACTATCTCATATGGAGGGGGAGGTTGATGCGACCAAGCAGAAGATCGAGCAAATGCAGGCCGTCACTGATGATGTGGTGAAGCTGAGGACCCAGGCGCAAGGTGCAGGAACTCTTGGCCGTTGGCTTGTCCGGCTTGGTATTGGTGTCGTCACTCTCGCCGGATGGATCATCGGCGTCTATACTTGGCTGACCGGGAGACCGCCGCCATAGCTAGAAGAACACAAAGCGAAATTGGATATTGTCAGGTGGAGTCGATCTGTCAATCTAAAGCGTGGCGTTTCAGTTTTTTGATCATTCGCGATCTGATCCAAGTAATAATCGCTAATAATTCGTCTAAATACGAGACAGTTCCGTCTGCAGGGCAATATGAATATTGTCTAAAACTCGCCTCTGCATCTTAAACCATCCATCTTCAATTGCGGAAACATCTATCCCATCAAAATCTTCATTGATAAAGCTGCTATACGCTTTCTCAGTCTCGGGCGTCAGCTCGATATGGCAAAATTTATTTCGATACGCTTTTAACCTCATGAAAGAGTGGCGCAATATTGGCAACTCAGATTTAACCATATCGTTCTTGGCGACGCCACCTCTCAAAAATTTGTCAGCTGGCTCAACGATATGCTTGTGAGTGTGAACCAAGAAGGCGACGGCGCTAGTCTCGTCGTCGACTACGCCAATATCAAGGAATGTATGTCCTTTGAGGTTTGAGGATTTTCTGTACATTGTGGGAAGGCTGCTTTCCTCCCGTCCGTCATTGAATAATATCAGATCATCAATAATCGAGCGGGACCTTCGCCTCACCCAGGTTAATCTTTGTTCATAGCTGCCAAAACGGTTGGCCTCGTCCTTCGCTATCGCATCCCTTTCGGTATATTTTAGATACCGCTTTACAACCGGAATTCTAAACGTCGGCACGCTTCCTGATTCTACGTGTACCAAGCCATAATCTCTAATGTGTCGCACGTCTTCGTGGCGGCTGGCGAGAACGGCGAAGTCTGCGATCTCTCCCGCCGCTAGCGTTTTCAGTAGCTCATACTCGTCAGGATACAGCTCGGCAATTTCTGAGACAACATGGCCACAGTACGAGCTCAATTCTGCATCTCGTTCCTGAGCGCACGCCACAATGTCCTCTTTGGTGATCCGCGTCGGGCGAGCCGACCCTTGCGCTTCAAGCTGCTCATGTTGAAAGCTGCATGCCAATCGCGTCAATAAAGGATGACCGCCATACTCTTGGTATAGTAGATCAATTGCCTCTTTCTGAAAGAAGAGCCCCATCCTTGAACCAAAAAACTCTATCATATTCCGAAGGTTTTCTGGAGATAGTCCCTTCAGATAGTGAACATTAAAAATGCTGAACATAGGGTTCTGAACAGTTCTGCCGGGAACTGTAGGGCTGTCAAATCGGTCTATATCACAAACCGTTGGATTAACTCCGCAGACCACGAAGGCGATTTTGTCGCACTGCGACTGAATTGTCCAAAGTGCTTGCCAGAAATCGATAAAATCTGTGCTCCAGTGTATATCTGTCGGTGATATTGGCGATATATACTCGATCTCATCAAATATTAGGCACAGCTTCTTCTTCGAAGGTATCGATCTTATTGATTTAGTTAGCAGATCAAATACTTCGACCGATCCGAGTTCTTTTAAATATCGTTTCCCAAATATTTTATCTATCTCGGATATAATTCGGGCGGCTAGATCATCGCACGACGATCGTCGGATCGGCCTAATCTTACAGTCAAGAAAGATGGTTTCGACATCTTTGGATTTTTGAAGATTTCGTTGGACCTTAAGGAGTACAGATGTTTTCCCGGTCTTTCGCAAGCCAAATAAACCGCTGTTCTGTGATTTTCGAACATTATCGATGATCGCAGCAACGATGTCTTCCCGACCATAGAAATATCGATCGGATTTTAGCGGTAGTTTGTAATCGAATAGATTTCGTATAAATAGTGTTTTCTTTAGTGCGTTTACCAAGGACCATCGGTCGTCGATGCATCGGGTGATTGTTTCATTGGTGAGCGGAACAATCATTCGGCTTTCGGGATTCTCGGAATGATACTGAAGTATCCAGTTCTCAAGCCGTGGATCTGGTGAGTGGAAAAGTGCGACAGTTGGATCGATGCGTCCGGCCAGAGGATGCTCGCTGCAAATCTGCTCTAACGCCTGCATTGAACGCGGCTGTAGCGTTGGATAGGGGGAAAGGAAGAATGCGATTTCCTTGTCGAATCCGAACGTATCAGACAACTCGGTTGAGGGGCGCATAAGGGCAACATACAATTCAGTGTTGACCAGCTTGCGGTTATCCTCCCACGTTATTTCTAGCTGCGGCGATAGCGCATTGTGGATGAGGCGTCGCTGTGATTCAGTGATCATCGTGTTTTGAAAGTTTTCTGGTTCTTGTTCATGAACATTCACAGGGGAGCATATTGCAAGCTGCCTACCTTGTTGATTCTAGTAATAGAGATTCTTCTGTTGGGCCACCAGAAACATGGCTCCCGGGTTTGCATCCGAGATGTTCGCATTAGTGCATCGAAGATGCCCGAGTGTTGCGTCTTCTGGTCTTCGCTCATCGCCCTTCCACCTGCCGAATTGCTCGTTTGATCTGCTCGTCGGTCTCGTCATTGCATTCGCGACGGCGGATTTCAGCCATGGCGAGGCAGAGCAGCGCAAATTCGACCTCGCTTTCGCTCCAGCCGGCGCCGATGGCGCGTTGGGCGAGGCCCTGGAACTCCGCCTCGAGGGCCGCCTGGCATTCGGTCTGGCGGTCGGGGTCGTCGGCGGGACGGCGCGGCGGGACGATCACTCGGGCACATCCGGCTTGTCTACGATCGTGAGCTGATCGTCGGGGAGGGGGCGCTGGAGGGCCTTCGCCTCATTCCACGGCGCTCGAAGCCATGCGTCCATTTCATCCGATGTGGTGAGGATGACCGGCATCGCCTTGTCGTGAATGGGCTTGACGACGCTGTTTGGCTTCGTCGTCAAGAAGGCATAGACCTCATGGTCTGCAGGATCCTCGCGGGCCATGCGCTTACCATGCCACGGTGTCCAGAGGCCCGCGAAGACGAACAGCGGTCGCTCCTCGTTCAACGCGAACCAGGCGTTCGGCACGCGCTGCCCTTCCTCTTTTGCCGCCGGATTAGGCTCGGCAAAGCTCGTGGCAGGCACCAGGCATCGATGCTCGACGCCGGTCCATTGCGCCCAATGCTTGAAATGCGGGTTGCGGACGTTCGTCGTTCCGGAATTGTGGTTCTTTCCGGCGTGCTCGTCTGGCGTGGGCAGGCCCCATCGGGCGCGGACGAGCTCGCGCTCGCCATCCTCTCCAACACGCACGATCGGCGCGTGGTAGTTCGGATAGACCTGCAGGCTCGGTTCGTTGAACTGGTATTCGCGGGTGGTCCTCACGAAGTCGCGGATCGCCTGCCGCGTCGATGTCATATTGTACAGATTGCACACGGGTCACCTCGGCCACTGGTTGATGACCATGATGGTATTGTTGCGGTCGTTTTTGCAACTCTTGCAGCGCAGGCGCTCCGCGAGCCAATAGGTCGGGACGTTCCGGCCGTAGCGCCGCTCCAGCGCCTGGCGATCCAGTTCGGAGATCGATTTGCAACGCATGCAGACGGCGCCTAGGACATAGTAGGGCTGGATGTCCTTGAGGCGGATCAGCCCGTCTGCGGTGAAAAACACCACGTCTGAAAGGTGTTGTGGCCTGAACTGGCGCATCTGGCGGCTCCTCGAAACATGTGCCGCACCGATGAATTCTCCCCCGAGTGGTTTCTATGGCTCGTCCGACCACCAGTATCTGACCGCATGTGGACCGGGCTTCTTCTCGTGTTCTTCTTTTCTCTGCAGAATGATTGAGAGCGAGTCCTGACCGATCGGGCCGTGATAGGAGCAATAGGCCTCGTAGAACCCGCCCTTTCGCTCTCTTTCGAAGCTCCCTTCAGCTACTATCATCTCGACCTCATTGGTGACGTCGATCTTGCCTGGTTCATCCGCCATGGCCTTCACCTTCGATTTCATTGCGCCTTCATTGACGAAGCCCGAAGGTATCCCCAGCTGACTACACCTTCTAGCGCCTCGACGCGGCCGGCGAGATAATCCCGCTCACCGAGGAGTGCGATCACCGCCTGCCGCGGATCGCCGCCGCAGGCATCAATGATCGCGTCCGCGTCCGGCTCGTACGGATCGGGCACGGCCTGGCGCTTTACTGGATGGTCCATGCGCCTGCGCTCCAGTCCTCGGTCTTGCTCATTTCGGCCGCGTGGAACTCGTCCTCTGCGATGCACCAGGGAGAAGGGAGGTCTGCGGCGCCTGACGCAAAGCGCTCCATGATCTCGGTCTTCGCGTCCTCGTCGTCTGGCAGGAGCGAGGACAGGCCGTCCGGCGGGCCGAACCAGCGCCAGGGCTCGACGCGGATGTGCATCACGCCATCGACGCGCTCGAACCGATAGGTGCAGCCGGAGCGCTCGATCAGGCGCTCGACGGCCTGCTCGATCGTCAGGCCCGTTTCGTCCTCGATCCCGTCATCGTCTTCCATGTTGAACACCGTGTACGTCGTCATCGGCTCGCTCCTGAGTTTCAGACACAGCTTTCCCGACCGCCGATGAGCAGGTCATCGTCGCGAGAAGGAAGCCGGTGGCTCTGTTGATTTCGATGATCCTATATCGAAGGGGCTTGACGAGTCTAGCGTTTGTTCCATTTTTGTTCTCATCGCGCATGCGGCGACGTGACGACCGAGAACAAGAAGGATTACACCATGTCACGCCGCAAAGGCGAGCTCACGCCAGCTCGCATTGATCAGCTCTATCCCTTCCAGATCGCGCTTGAACCGCCGCTCGGTCGGCTGGTCGACAAGATCCAGGAATTCCTGAAGGGGCGCTCAGTGGCGCCGCGGACGCAAGGCGTCATTCGCTGCGGACCGGGACGGGAAGTCGTCGACTGCACGCTTTTCTGCTTCGCCGACGAGACTGACGCAATCCAGTTCAAGGCCGAATTCGGGGGCGCTTCGTTCGATCCGAAACAGGATCGAGGGAAGGGACTTCGCAAGCGGTTCTGGGATGCCTGACTGAGTGTCTTCGTTCGCCAGCGTTTGGTGTCGGCTCGGAATTATTCCCTTGCTATCCCGTCGGGAAAGGCCCATATGACCACTGTCAGAGGCTGATCTGGCGCGGAACGTCCTGCAAGATATGTGGTGAGGTTCCCCGGTAACGGCCTTTGATTGATCTGATAGACGACGTGGTGACCATGAAGGTACCGGCACCAGCGTTAAGTCTCAGGCACGAGGGAAGCGGGCTTTGGCCCGCTTTTTTTGTTTCTTGTCGTCCTTTGCCTGACTGGTTTCGGCAGCAAGCCTTGCGCTCTTGAGGCGTTCAGATTTCTGCCGGCGTTCTGCCTCTTCAGATTCGAGGATTCGACGTGCAACCTTGTCGGTCTGGTGAGCGCGACGTTCAGTCATTGTCTGCTGGCGCTTCCGTGAAGCCACGGGCTTCTTAGAATACGGCGGGCGTTCACCGGGCTCATCGATCACCTCTACCGGTGTCTGCCGGACCCCGCTGGGAGGGATTTCGTGCTCGCGACTAGCAGATGACCGCTGGCCGAAGCCCCTGGAGCGGTCGCGAGCGATGTTCAACCACTTGTCTCGCACAGCCAAGCTCTCATCAGCCCAACTGCGACCATCGTTTGCAATGTATAGATTTTGGGCCAGAAGTTCGAGATTTAGTGTCATAGGGCAGCATAGTCCCCAAGGGTCGCTAAAAGCCACCTTATTCGCACCCATGCGCCTGCATTCGGCAAAGGTGGGCCTCATGCCTTGAATAACTCATGCTGCAGGCGTAGGCTGCGTGATCGTTATTAGGGCCTAGCTTGGCTTCGAGCGGTGTCAGAGACAAATCGACCCGCCATTCTCGTTCCTGAAATCGATGTGTCCTGCGTCCTGCCTTCGGTGGGGCGCATATCTATGATCGATTCAAGAAAGGATCGCGATCATGCCACAAGGCAAAGTCAAATTTTTCAACGGCCAGAAGGGCTTCGGGTTCATTGAGCGCGATGACGGTGAGGCAGATGTATTCGTTCACATCAGTGCCCTTGATCGGGCCGGTATGGGTGGCCTTGTTGAAGGCCAAGCCCTGACTTTTGATATTGAACAGGACAATCGCGGACGCGCCTCTGCTGCCAACCTGCAGTCCAACTGATCGCTTCGGCGGTACGAGGATGTCCAGGAAGCGCTTTGCTTCCTGGACAATTCCATCCGGTCTCGTGACCGATCAAGCCTACCATACCTGACGGATGAGCCCTTCTATTGAGGACGGCCCGCTTCCTCAATCTCGTCCAGCACATCCATGACCATGTCGACCTGGTAATGCCGCTCGCTGCCAAGCGCTTCCACCAATTCGAGGGTCGCGATCAGAACCCCGGCGCGATCGCTTAAAAGGGATGCGAGGTTCAGATCCGGCATAGCGCTGGTGGCGCGAATGAGCAGGCGCCGGCAACGCGCCATATCTGGACGCGTACCAGAAGCGACAATTTCCCTAAGCTCCGACAGAGCGGTCTCTACTCGCACCATGACGATTGGTATCCCGGCCGCCAGTGGGCCGCGTAGCCTGAAGCCCGTGCCCTGCTTGTGCCATCAGCGAAATCATAGGAAGCAGCCCAGGCGCCGAGTTGATCGACGATCGAAACACGGCGCGACACCGGTAGCCGGGGCCTAGCGTCCTGCATTCTTGACCTTCGCGTGTAGTGAACGGCGTTGCCCATCAGATGCCCCTAGCCCGAGACAAAGTTTCACATCGTGTCGGCGGACGCAATCGATCGCAGCGGAGGCCGCCAACTACAAGAGCACGATCCGTCCCTGTGAAAGAGAGGCCAAGCTTCGCACGTCTCGCCGTCTTCAGGAATCTGGCGAAAACGTGCAACGAAACGTGCAACACGAGCGAATGCCAGAAGGCCAAGAACCGCGCAGTTCTGGGATTCTGGTGATATGAAGAATGGAAGGTGGCTCCCCGGGCCGGATTTGCGGGCATAGGGCGAAGCTGGACCTGGCGATGCTGTGCGAGCGGTTCGGCCGGGAATACCGCTCGATGCATTGGCACATCGCTCCGCTGTTGCGCTGCTCCAAATGCGGACCGCGCGGGCTCGCCAAGGGGGGCGATCACGATCCAGCTCGGCATACCGCGGAAGGTCGGGACAGGCAGCGCCGATGTCTGGGCCAAGCCGCCGGTGGAGTGAAGGCGTCGGATCGGCGAGTTCATATACTGCAGTGCTATCTCGCCCTTTATTGTGACCTTTAACGTGACCTCTTGTTGGGTTAGTGGCGCAAATTATCAAGCAATTACAATCCTATCGGTAGGGTGCGGTTGCTTCTCGACCGCACCAATCGATCTTCAGAAAATCGATATGGCTGGGCTTTTTCGGCTTTTCCGCGCACTGTATCGGCATGGTGCGGACTTCGGGCGTTCCTGATCTCTTCGCCGCCGCCAGGAGATGCCTGGCGTCTGCCGTTTTCGAGCCGCTCACTCCCGTCGTCCCGCCGCATCCATCTCGACGCGCCTCCAGAGCCGAAAATTGCTTTGTGCCTTGCCATCACAACGGTTCTTCGCTTCGATGCGGCAGCACGGCATCAATCCTCGGACAGCGGTTCAGATCAGCATGACATCTCAGTTGCCTTCGATCCTCGTCATTCGACATGGCGAAACACAATGGAACGTGGCCGGGCGCCTGCAGGGCTTTCGGGATACGCCGCTGACCGTGAATGGAATACGTCAGGCCCTGGCTGTCGCGGTGCGGCTGTCGTCTGTCCTGGAGGAGTTGCACGGGGCAGGTTTCTGGGTCAGCCCGTTGGGACGCGCACGACAAACAGCGTCCATCCTTGCCGACACCTGGTCAGTTCCCTTCGAGGATTTCGTGGAGGAGAAGGGGCTTTCAGAACGCAGCTACGGGGTCTGGGAAGGGCTCTCTCTCGAGGAGGTGCAGCGACAGCTTCCTGATCAGTTCGAAGCCAATGAGGCCGATCCCTGGAACTACTGCATGCCGGGCGGGGAGAGCCGCACCGCATTCACCGACCGGGTCCGCGCCTGGCTTGATGGTCTCGATGCGTCGCGCCCACATGTCGTGGTCACGCATAGCGGTTCACTGAGGGCTTTGCGTGGCATCTACACGCGCGCTTCCGGCGACACGATCCTGACCTATCGGGAACCGCAAACGGCAGCGTTTCTGTTGAGCGAGGGCAAGGAGACGATGCTGAACCCGTCTTCAACCCTGCTTCGCGCTATGGGGTGTGAAGGCGGCGGCCGGACAGTGGCGATCTAGGGGCAGGCATTCATGCAGCCGGGCGCTTCGCCTGGCTGTCGAACGGGGCTGAGGGCAGATCAGTTGTTCCGTCTTTCGGATTGGCGGTTGGTCAACAGCGGAACGGCAAGTCCGGCGATGACAAGGGCCAGGACGCAGCAGGCAACATAGGCATACAGGTATAACACGCGTGAACCCTCCCCCCAGAGGCTTCTTGAGTATCGATATGAACGTTTGAAGTGAGCCTAAGTCAAACAGGTTTACGCCGGGTAAGCAATAGCCGGCTACCGGATATGCCCGCAAAACTGGCCTCCGGAAGCCCTGAATCACGGGGAAATGATGGAGTCGCCGGGCGCTTCAGGGTTTTGGCGATACATACATCGGCACATCCAGCCGCAGCGGTTTCGGCTCGATCAGGCGTGGAATGTCCCGTTGCCGCTCCTGCCATTGCTGGTGCTGCGCCTCCAGCATGCGCTCGGTCGTGTCGGCCAGATGGCGGGCGCGTTCGGCATCGCGCAGCTTCTCCACGTCGGAACGGACCTCGCCGGCAAGACCTGGCGCGCCCGCCAGGGCTGCCATCACCACGACGGTGGTGAGCAACCCGGTAACGATCCTCTGAACCATGATTCCGCTTCGGCGCGCCGTCCTTCGTTCAAAACTCCAGACCCGATATAGGGCGGCCCGCGTCGACCTTCAAAGGGTGCAGGCCGCGTTGCGTCCTGACAGGTGCCAGGATGTGCGGCGAGGGGAACCGTCTCCATCGTGCCGCATTGCCTTTCCAGGCGGCGAATTTCTTGCATGGAAACCGGGGCGGCAGGTTGAAGTGTACCCTTCGCCTCTGTATTGCCGGAAACAGAGACTGCACCTGTTCCCAGAACCTATTCTCCACCCAGGGAGGTGTTTTTGAGCGAGCCGGAAGGACTGGATACGGACGCTGGCGCGGGCGGCGCTGCGGATATGGGCATCTACGATGCGGATGGCGTGGTTTCCGCGCATTTCCTCGCCCATATCGGTGCGGCCATCGCCGACCGCGACACGCTGACCCTGCGTCAGGACGTCAGCACGCTGCACCAGTCCGAAATCGGCGATCTGCTCGAGGCGCTGCTGCCCGAGCAGCGGCTGGCGCTCGTTGTCCTGATGGGGGACGATTTCGACTATACGGCGCTGACCGAGGTCGACGAGGCGATCCGCCTCGACATTCTGGAAGACCTGCCGAACCAGCAGGTGGCGCGCGCCGTCGAGCAGCTCGATTCGGACGATGCCGTCTACATCCTCGAGGACCTCGACCAGGAGGATCAGGACGAGATCCTGGCCGAGCTGCCCTTCACCGAGCGGGTGCGCCTGCGCCGCTCGCTCGGATATCCGGACGAGACGGCCGGCCGGCGCATGCAGACGGAGTTCGTCGCCGTGCCGCCTTTCTGGACGGTCGGGCAGACCATCGACTACATGCGCGAAGAGCAGAACCTGCCCGAGAGCTTTTCGCAGATCTTCGTCATCGATCCGACGTTCCGCCTCGTCGGCGCCGTCGATCTCGACCGCATCCTGCGCACCAAGCGCGGCGTCAAGATCGAGGATGTGATGCGCGAGACGCGTCACGCCATCCCCGCCACCATGGATCAGGAAGAGGCGGCGCAGATTTTTGAAAAGTACGACCTCCTGTCGGCCGCCGTGGTGGACGAGAACGAGCGCCTTGTCGGCGTCCTGACCATTGATGACGTGGTGGACGTCATCCAGCAGGAGGCCGAGGAAGACCTGCTGCGCATGGGCGGCGTCGGCGACGAGGAACTGTCGGACCGTGTCTGGACGGCCGCCCGTTCGCGTGTTCCCTGGCTGATGGTCAACTTGGTGACCGCCTTTCTCGCCGCCTCGGTCATCAGCCTGTTCGACGCGACGATCGAGAAGATCGTGGCGCTGGCGGTGCTCATGCCGATCGTCGCCGGCATGGGCGGCAATGCCGGTTCGCAGACGATGACCGTCACCGTGCGCGCCCTGGCGACGCGCGACATCGACATCTACAATGCCGGCCGCATCATCCGCCGCGAAATGGGCGTCGGCGTCCTGAACGGCCTGGTCTTCGCGGTGCTGATCGGCGTCGTGGCGGCCGCCTGGTTCCAGGACTACCATCTCGGCGGCATCATCGCCGCCGCCATGATCATCAACATGTTCGTCGCCGCGCTTGCCGGCATCCTGATCCCGCTCCTGCTCGACCGGGTCGGGGTCGACCCGGCGGTGGCGTCGTCGGTCTTCGTCACCGCCGTCACGGACGTGGTCGGCTTCTTCGCCTTTCTCGGTCTCGCCACCTGGTGGTTCGGCCTTCTGTAGGAAGGAACGGGAGGAACGGCGCTCACTCCAGAAGCACGACGGCCTCGACCTCGAACAGCATGGGGTCGATCGCGAGCTTCGGCACCGGGACCAGCGTCTGCGCGGGAAGGCTGCCGCCGAAAATCCGCATCACGTTCTTGGTGAGCACACCGAGCTTCGACATGTCGTGATCGACCACATAGACCGTCAGCTTCACGACCCGGTCCGGGCTGGCGCCGAGCGCGGCGATGACCGCGGCAAGATTGTCGTAGGCCTGCCTCACCTGCGCCCCGAAATCGGGCGAGAGGGCACCGGTCCGGTCCTGCCCGCCCTGGCCCGATATGAAAGCCAGCCGGCCGGTGCCGGGCGTGACGACCGCCGTGCTGTAACCGTTCGGCGTCGGGTCGTGCAGATGGGGCGGATTGACGATCACCGGCAGCGCGCCGTTCTCGGATGATGGGTCTCGTGGCGTCATGTTCGTTCTCCGTGATGAATTGCCGGAAGCCCGCCCAGTGGTCTGGCCGAAGCAGATGGTTCCCATCCGTTTCGACGAGTCAGCCCACAAGCGATTGATCTGATGGGGCGATGTGTCATGACAGCTCGGAACGACCTGCCATGATCGGACATCTAGCGTGAATCGGTGCCATATTTTGGCACCGAATATGCTAGGTTTGGCGCATGAACATCCGTCTCCGACATGACGCCATCGTGCGGCTCCTGCGACGCAACGGCACTTCGACGGTCAACGATCTCGCGGAGGAGGTCGGCGCTTCGCGGCGTACGGTCCTGCGCGACATCGGCGCGCTGCGCGAGCAGGGTTTCGTCATCCACTCCGAATCAGGGCGCGGCGGCGGCCTTCAGCTCGATCCGCAATCGGCGCGGACGGCTGCGCGGCTTTCCGTGACGGAGGTGTTCGCGCTGCTGATAAGCGTCGCCGCCATGCGCGCGGCCCGCTCGCTGCCGTTCGCCGATCAGGCCGATGCGGGGCTTGCCAAGATCGAGAAGGCCTTGCCTGCGGACCAGGTGCGCGATCTGCGCCGCCTGCTCGACTGCCTCTATGTCGGACAGCTTTCGCCGAAACAGGATCTGTCGGACATGGGGGTGATCGACGCAGCCCTGCTGCCCGCCTTCGAGACGGCGTTTCTCGATCAGCGTCACCTGCGCTTCCTCTACCGTGACGCCAGGGGCGCGGAGACCTCGCGCAGCGTCGAACCGCAGGCCATGCTGATCCTCCCGCCGCTCTGGTATCTGGTCGCCTGGGACCCGACCCGGACCGGCTTCCGCCATTTCCGCATGGACAGGATAAGCAGCCCGGAAATCGTTGACGGCGCGCCGTTCCGGCGCAGGCACGTGCCGTTCGAAGACGATGTCTGCCCCTATGGGGAGATGCCGCGCTAGGATTTCGGATTGCGACGGATCGGTTTTCCGCACGGTGCCGCAGGCAAGCGATTGCTGCCTGTAAGTATCTGAAAAAAAGGATATTCTGGAGAACTGGAGGCCTCTCCCGGAATCGAATCGGGGTGCACGGATTTGCAGGACTCTACCTGATATTGAAATCAAAAGGCTTTTTGCCTCTGTGTCGCGCCTATGTCGCGTTCGCCAGTAAAGCACTCGCAGCATCGGCCAATTCCTGGGCGTCGTCGCCGCGCGGAAACAAGTGGCCGTATGTGTCGTAAGTCATCACGATCGAGCCGTGCCCCAAGCGCTCTTGCACCACTTTCGGAGGGAGGGCGAGTCCACCATCCTCTTTCCGGTTGATGAGCCAAGAAGCATAGAAATGGCGAAGGGCATGAAGGCCGGTGTATTTCGCCTTCAACCTGGTGTCGCCATTGGTACCAGGTTCCTCCACCGTCACGCCCGCTTTCTTCATCGCCGGGATAAGGCCCTTGTTGATTATGTTCGTGTGTGACCGTGGTGCCCCATCTGCATTGGCAAAGACGAGCGATCGCCCCGCAGGCTGGCCGACCTTCAGCTCTTTCAGCGCATTGATGACGAGTGGAGGAACTGGAATGGTGCGTTTACCCGCGTGAGACTTGGGCGCGCCGATCTGCCCGAACTCGTCGGCGCGTTGGTTCACGCTGATTTCCGATCGAGTCAGATCCACGTCCTGCCAGCGCAGTCCGCGCAGTTCGGACGATCTCATGCCGGTGAATACTGCTGTAACCAGCAATGGGCGCCAGTGGCCGCTCAGTGACGCCAGAAGAGCTTTTATCTCCTGCGGCGTCGGAATATTGACCTGAGCCCCTAGATCTCCTC